GGGGGCGTTAGCCATACTTCGTGACACAGGCGTTAATCATATCAATCTTCGTCGCCCGGCCGTTACCCGTGGCAAACTTCTTCACCGTAGCCACATTAATAAAAGCCGGTTCGGGCAAATCCAGTTCGTCACAAACTTCCAGCAGGATACCACGGAGCTCCGCTAACTTGCGCATATCCGTGAAATGATTGTTCACGTTAATATCTTCTGCAACCACCTGACGAATGCCATGCTGCCGGATAAAACCGATCAGTGTGTCCCGGAACGCCTTATGCTGCTTATTGTCATTGCGGGCCTTCGATTCATAGAAATTCCAGGCGCCACATTCATGGGTGGAATAATAGCCGCACATCGTGGCTATATCCAACCCGAGCACCTCAGCGCGTGTCAAAGGCCCCTTACTGTACAATCCTTGATTCACCATGCTCTTTACGGATAACAAGTGTATGCGGATAGGCTTCGCTCACGTGCCCGTGCGACACGACCAGCGCTGTAATACCCAACCGGTTCAACGATTCAAACATCTTCATATTCCCTTCTTCATCCACGGCGGCCAGTATCTCGTCCAGCACCAACAGATCCAGTCCCTTGTCACCCTCGCAATTACTGTTCACCAGCTTCTGCATAGCCAGGATGGAGGACAAATTCACTCTTGCTTTTTCCCCCTCCGAGAATTTACCGAAGCTGCCGCAATCCACCCCGTCACGGACTAACGTCACCGAAATTTTCTCCCGTAACTTGCCTGTCTTCAACACCGTGTAACCCGAAAACTGAATCCGTATATCGCTACCGATACTTGCCAGAAACTCATTCGTTATTTTTGAAAGAGCTTCTATTTTCGTATTCGCCAGATACGATTTAAACTGGTTGAAACGTTGTTCCTGCTCTTGCAATTGCTTCAACGTCTGTTCAATCTTATCTTTGGCGTTCAATATCTCCTCCGATTTCTTCCGGTAATTCTTTAATGACGCACGCAGCGACTCAATGATTTCGTCCGGAGAGGAATTGTTGATTTCAACAATGGTAGCACGCAGCGTCTCAATAGATGACTCGGCAGCCGTAACCTCGTCATTAATAGTCAATTTCTTTCGTTCATTGGTGCGGTAAGCCGCATCGATCAGTTCGAAGGCTTCATCGAAAATCTTACGGCGTACCCCCTCAATATCCTTTTGCAGGGAAATGATTGTTTCTCTGATTTGCTTTTCTTTACGGGACATTGTTTCCAATTCAAAAGTGGCGGTCTGCAAATCCTTCCCGGCTGTAGACAACCGTTGTTGCCATTCATCATTTTTTTGACGGATAGCCTGACGGTCGGCAGTTATCGTGCGTTGTTGCTTCTCCACCGTAATACAATGCTGTTCGGCCTCGGTTATTTCATTCCCAATCAGGACAAGCGAATGCTGCTTCTTTGACAATTCCTGTTGCCCGGCAATCACATCAAACTCCTTGTCAGCAACAAGGAATTGGTGTTTGCAAGCCGGACAGGTAATCATCCCGGCCAGTTTGTTTTTCAACGATTCCACGGCTGCCGACAAATTGCGGCGTTTAGTACGAAGTTCTTCACCGGTACGGCTTAAATTATGGAGCTTTATACCCAGGGATTTCAATTCTTCCTCAACAACCTCATTACGGGTTTGGTACTGTTTTGTAAAAAGAGCGTATTCCGATTCGAGGGCTGTGTACGCATCCGTTAGGCGGGCTTGTTTGTCCGTCGCATTTTTTTGGTTTATCTGGTGGTTCGCAAGGTTCTTTTCGACAGATGACAATTGTATTTTCTTGGATTCTATGACCTCATTCCAGTCTGTCAATGTGCCGTAAGCCGATACCATGATTTTCACTTGCTCCAGAATATCATCCAGCGGTTCGTCTGAATTTTCCAAACCCTGAATTTCAGTATCGGTCTGTAATATATCAGTTCTGGCATTGCTCAACGAAGTCAATTCCAACTTTTTCTCACGGATAAATGCCCGTTTCCCGGTAATAGTCTGTTCAATGGCTGCTATTCTTTCCGCTTTACTCCTGGCACATTCCTCCTTACTGTTCTCTTCTTTCTCCATCTGCTCGGTAAGCATTGCGATACGCCCGTCCACGCCTGAGAGTTCCAACTCCGCATCCCGCAATCTGGCCTCAATCGGTGCAATGTCTTCCAACACCTTTTCGATAGCCTCGTCCACCACAATGCCGTTACTGAAACGGTTGATTATTTCTTTCTTCTCCTTATCCGAACAAGACAGGAAATCCTCATACTTATGTTTCGAGAGCACGAAATTGTTAAAAAGCTCGTCACGGGTAATACCCAATTTTTCCAAAATATATTTTCCATAGGCATCCACCGAATGTTGTACAGCCTCGTCCGTATCTATCGGCTTACCGTCCCGCTCAATAAAACAATGTACCTGGGAAGCACCCTTGCGGTATAATTCCCGTTCCACGGTAAAAACTTCATTGTAACTGGTATTACTGAATTCCAGCATCACGTAACATTCATCCGCTGTATCATTGATGATTTCTTCGTTCTTGATTTTTCGCAGCGGGGAGCCGGTAACACCAATGGCTATACATTCCAGTAAGGCCGATTTGCCCGATCCGTTGCTGCGTTGGCTCTCATTGTCCCGGTTATCCCCGAAAATCAGGGTAGTAACCCCCTGGTGGAGGGTGTAACTCAATTCCCGGAAGGCACAAAGATTACGGGCGGCTATTTTATTTAATTTCCACATACACTATCTATTTTAGATAAATAAGACAATCCGAGTTCTACCTCTGCTATTTCCTTTTCCCGGCAAAACTCCTCGTAGGTTTCCCTGATTTTATGGGTATCGAACTTTTCAAAAAGGCTGGAAGCCGATACGTCCGCCGCTTCCGTCTCTTCCGTGATGATTTCCACCTTAGAGGCTCCCGCATGGAGTAGCTTTTCTTTAGGGATGGAGGAAGCCTGGACGGAAGTCGTGTGAATCCGTACCTTGGTGCGGTAATGCCCGTCCGCTTTCATTTCGTCCAATAAATCCGTCAGATGTATATCCACTTGGTCAGCATCGACATCAATCACTTTATACCGGAGATTGATTTTATTCTGGATAAATTCAGTGCTTCCGTCATTGTATAACACCGTATAACCTTTCATTTCATCTTCGCCGAAATTATGTTGGCGGCTACTGCCGATGTATTCAACGTTTGTCTTCGGGATAACGCAACGGTTGTGGTAATGGGCGACAAAAACTTTGTCGAACCCTTCAAAGAGATTGGCGGGAAGTTCTTTTTCGCTGGGCTGCGACAAAGCCCCGTTTATCCCTTCATGCAAGTATAAAAAATTGAATTTTGTGGAGTCCAGCGCTTGTGTTTTCACCGTTTGAAGTTTATCGGTAAAACTGCCGTCTTCCGGAAAATAAGGGATCAGGTGCAACAAAGCATGTTGCCCGTCACCAATGGGCAAAGACACATAATCATTCGCCACCACGACATTTCGATGTTGGTCGAAGATATGGCAGTAACCCCGTTCCGATTCAGGGGCAACCTTGTCATGGTTTCCGTTGGCGATGGTAACCCGGATGCCTTTCTTGGCGGTTGCCAGCAAAACATCGTGAACGGCCAACAGTATATCAAGTGTCTGGGCGGCACGGGAAAGGAACAAATCACCTCCCAGGGCTATCTCTGTAATTCCCAACCGTTCACAGATACATAGTGCCTCGTTCCAGTTCGCGACAAATTCCGGTATATTCTCTTTTCCGACATGCAAATCATTGAATAACAAAAGACAAGGATAAATTTCTTTAGCCATAATAAGCGTGTAAAAAGGGAGGAAAAGGCAGATTGAAAGGCTGCCTTTTCCGTTCCTCGGATGAATAAATAATAGATGATTTCCGCTTATCGTCTGCGGCGACGTTCAGGGGCGGGAGCTTCTGCCGGTGCTTCCGGTTCCGGTTCGGGAGCCGGTGCCGGGGTGGGCGCCGGAGCCTCTTCATCGCCGGGGGCAGCGTCCAAAGCAGCTTCGATTAAGTCCAGCAACTCCTGATTGTTGGTCGAACGGGTAACACGTACCGGCAATTTTTCCTGCTCGATAAACGAACGGATCAATCCTCTCAACTCCTGGCCTTCTTCTGTTTTGTCCGAAAGCCCTTTTTCCTGCAATTCGTCATAGCGGGTGAAAAGGTCGTCGATGAGGATACCGCTTCCGTTTGAACTGTTTTCCTTGGCATCCTTAGTTCGTTTGTCGAAAGAGAAACTGCTCGTGTCTTCTTTGGGAAGTTCCGAACCCAGTAGTTCAATAGCCTGCTTCATTTCTTCCTCGTCCATAATTGACATGCCGTACTTCTGGTCGCACTGTTTCAGGTATTCGATGGTAGCTTCGTACTGGTAACGGCTATAATGATAAATAATGCTCGGAATCCGGTTGGTATTCATCAATTTAGTCAATTCTTCCGAAGTCAGTATGTCATTCTCCGCTTCATTATCAATCTCAATCAGATATTCGGTCTTTCCACCGTTTTTCTTCTTCTCGATTTCAATGGGATAAGCGTTGTAAACAGAAGAAATCGGGCATGGGAATCCCGGTGACTTAGCCAGCTTTTTTTGCCATAATTTAAACTTGCGCTCATCCAATTCCTTAAATTGGGAGTGAGAAAGGGTTAGTAACTGAATGCCTTTGGCGCGTTCGTTCAGGTCAAGGATGTACATCGCATGGCCGTAGTTGAATTTCAGACCACCGCCGAAACTACCACCGCCGATTTTTTCAGCGAGCTTGTCGTCCCCACGGTCTTGCGCTTCTGCCACGGCGAGTTTGCGGTAAGTGTCGATTAAGTCCAGGGAGTAACCGGCATCCGTTGTGCGGGGAACAGTCACATACATCGAAGTCGGCTTGGCATTCCCCGCAGTCGGTTTTTCAAGTTCCATCAACAACTGGCGCACCGGATATTCGTAACTGCGACGGTCACTCGTGCCGTCAGGATTCGGGGCAATAGGCAACACCCGTAGCCGGTAAATGCCCAACTTGTCGAGTCTGTAATACTCCGTTTTCGTAAAGGTCTTGTTCTCTTCGAGCGCACGTTGCTGGGCTTCTTCATAAGATTCCTGAGCCGCAACAAACAACTCCTCGACCGACAATTGTTGAAGGTCTTTTTCCTCTTGCTTTTCTTGCATGATTGTAATACGATAAAATTAAACTGCCCGAATAGCAATCTAATTCAACAGCAGACAGGTTCGGTTTCACCGCCTGCATTCAACTAATAATATGGGAGGGAAAAGACGGGAGAACTCCCGGGTCCGCTCGGCATCATGTGCCTCAATCAAAATGATGTCAGTTAGAGAAACTGATAGGCTGCAAAGATAGAGCCTTGTTATTAATTAGCCAAATTCCCTTTTAATTGTTTTTCAAAAACAATTAAAACCAATTGCTTTACAGCGAATTAAAATCAAATACTCGGCTAATAATCCAAATTATATAGGCAAACCTCTAATCCGTCGAAGCTCCTGCTGTATCGTTGCCTGGTTCTCCTTGATAAAACACTCCAGCTTCTTCTTCCGCAATCTTTCATAATACAAAGCTCGTTCAGGGGTGAGTCGTTTCGGTCGCCTGCAATAAATCCCCATATCACGGTACTCTTCCAGATAACGGAAAAACTTAGGTTTTCTCAAAGAAGGATCACCCGAAGCCCGGCAAACCTGTTCAATCAGTTCCACCTTCGGCTCAGGAAAAACAGCTCTGGGCGTCAGGTTAAGAATAATGCTGAAGACTGCCGGTGCTTCGTACTTCAACAAAAAGCCGAGACGGGTTTCCTCAAACCTATACTTTTTGTACGTCCCCGTTGGCCTTCCGTCCTCTTTTCGACGTGGGGACAGGCTCGGCTGGGGCGATTGCGTGATTCTCGTCCCCCGGTACTTCTGTGGTCTTGCCATTTTGCTGCACGATTTCAGGGTTTACACTTTCGGTTACTTGCTCCGTTGGAAATACTTTGGGAGAGGCTGCCGCAATACGCTGGCGGCTCTCCACGTCTTGTTGAATGTTTACTCGTTTCATATTTATACAAAATAGGTGAAATTAATTTCTGTCGTTGCATTATACCAGCCGCTTTCGTAAAGCTGGATACTACGGGAGTTGGCCCGGATAATAAAGGACGAACCCCGGTTATACTTCGTGTCGTCATTCCAATCACAAAGTGTTGTGCGCAACCCGTATTTGGGAGGCTGTATTTGATTGGGAATCACGGCCACCACACCGCCCATGTTGCTACCGTCCCTATGTGCGGTGTTAATAATCCCCTGTATGCTGACGATATTTCCGATTTGCCGGATAAAGAGCTGGCGGGTGTCCGTACCGCTACCCGAATTGTTCATCTGCAACCACCCCGTGTCGCTTATCTTGGTCTGGTAGTCATCGGCATAAGCCGCCCCCAGGGTACGGCATGCCAACTTCTTGGCATCAGCGTTTGGCAGGGATAAATCCGATAGCTTTCCGTCCTTACGCAAATAACTGTCTGTTACTTCCTTCTTGGAGAATACATCGAATTTATCCCGGAGTGCTTGCTGCGCTTGGGCGGTAGTCTTTCCCGATTTCACAAGAAAAGTAATGTAGTCCTGGAACAACGTTTCGACCACTGCAAAACGACTGTCCGATACGCTTTTGGTATATAAACCCAAATTTGCGGCGATGGTATCTTTATCCGAAGAATTGTACCCGTCCAGTAACCGATTGGCTTTTTTTGCCAACTCTTTGACAACTTGGGAGGTCGGCACATACCCCTCTACTTGGGCATAGCTGGCACCCGTGCTGTCTGTGTAGGCAAAACTGCCTGTTTTAATTCCTTCCAGCTTCTTTTTCAGCGTTTCGGTAAATATCGCACCCGTATAAGCGCCGTCCGAACTCAGTTTGCCTTCCAGCATCTTATCAATTTCGGTAGTCGAATACACGCTGATATTTTTTCGGGCTTGTGCCTTATCCGGTAAATCCGACAAATTGGAGCTTTTGGATAACTTCAAATCTCCCGTCCCTCGTTTCTCCGCATCAAGGTTTACCCGGATTTCAGCTTGTTTCTCCGCTTTACGGGCAGCAGCCTGTTCGGGGCTCATGCCGTTGATTTCATCCGCTGAAAGATTGATAAGTTCTGAAAGTTTACCTTTAATAGTCAAATATTTACCGTCTGTCTCACTTTTGGAATAGACAGATAAATTCATCCGGGCAACGCCTTTGTCAAACAAGTCATCCAGATTACTACTGACATTCAACTTGTATTTCAGGGCATCGGCTACATCGTCGGCAGTCACATAACCCGTACCGCCATCACCGATAGAACCGTTCGAAATGGCATCCAGTTTCTTTTTATATGTAGTCGTAAAATCTTCTGTTGATAACTGTTTACCGCTGACCACCGACACTTTTTTTGCCAGCGCATCATCAAAATTCTTTTGGGTGACAAAAATCGAATAAATATCCGTCCCTTTCATCCGTACTTCCCCGGAAAGGTCTATAAATCCCTTCGGGAGAAAAACCAGATTCCCGAATAAGTTACTCACTGTAAAATCATTAGTACTGGTAGTGAGGTATCCCAACGAGGCGATGGTCGTTTTGTCCCGGTCTTGCCATTCGATGATGGCGGTCAGCTCCGGATCGCCTTTGGCAAAGGAAGTATTACGCAAGACGTAGCCACATCCATTGCCGCAAACCTGGAAAGAGCCGTTCACGGAAACTGTCTTTGTCTTTCCTTCTACCTGAAACAAGGGTATGGAACACTTTTTACCGTCGTACACGTTGAAGTTCCGAAAACGGCTGGTAGTCTGGTTATATCCGCAATGGTTAATATTGATAGAACCGTCATCGGTATCGTCACCAATATTAATCAGATGGTTTTGGTATAAATAGGCACTCCCGATTCGTCCCCGTTTCAGGTTCGTCGCATCACAACTAAATCCGTTTTCATCCAGTCGGGCTAATTCCGTCATTCCTTTCAGAAAAGAAAACGAACCGTCCGTATTCAACACGATTTCTGCCGTCAGCAATTCATTCAGGTAGGCTCCTAAAGAACTTTCACCATTTTCCTTTACCCGGCTGCGGAAACTGCGCCCGCCACTTCCCTGGGCGCTGATTTCTTTGGTTGATTTCAACGTCTTTTCGACCGTTACTTCCCCGCTGAAAGTAACATCCTTTTTCACTTTCTGACGGGAAGCCGGGGAATCCAGCAACAAGGCGTATCGTCCGACAAACTTCTCGTTGAGCCGGGGAGCATACTCACGGCTAAGTTCCAGGTATTGAGGCGGCAATCCCGTTACCGGATCGATTACTTGCGGAACGGCGGTTCCTCCGGAACATAGGTAGCAACAACGCCCGCGTTTATTGATTTCATTGGCATAGACAACCGACTCGTTTGTGTTGGTCTCATAAATGAAATACGGGAAACCTGCGGGATTCGCACCCTCGAAATAGCGGATCTTACCACCAAGCCACACGTAACCGGGGGTAATCGTATTGCCTTCGGTTTGGCAGCCGGAAATGATAAAGGCAGGACATTCCGAAAAAAGGGCGGTCAGGCTCAATGCCAGTTCCTGCAAATTCAGCACATCGTCCGAATAGGTATATCTTCCGCCGGTTTCTGCTATATATTCTTTCATATTTTAGTGTTGTTATTAGGTGCAATTTCTTCTCCGTCAATCTTGATTAAATACGTTTTCCCGGCTACCTTATAGGTGTTTACCACATAAGAAAGCTGGTAGACAAACTCTTTCGTGGGTATTTTAATGGGGGGAACGTTTACCATAAAACTCACTTTATTGATGGCGCGTTCCTCCGCTATACGGTAAAACTCCCTGGGCTTTTCTTGTGGATTGGAGGTCAAGACAGCCTCACCTTCTTTCCAGACAGTGAACGGGCGGCCATGTACAGCGTTTTCATGGTATAAATCCACGCCCAGCGACACGCTCTCCGACAGAAAAATACGGTCGGTAGAATCAGCGAGGTAACGCCCGAACTTATAATTGAGATACCACTCAAAGCAAATAATCTGCGAGGTCATCCGGGCTTCAATATGCTTATCTTTACAGAAAGCCATAAAACGCTCGTTCAGCGTTTGCAAGGGGTAAGCCAGACTTTGTAGAAGCAGGATGTACCGGCGTCCGTTCAGGTAATAAGGCACGAGCCGGTTTACCAGTTTGTCGATAGGGAGTTTATACCTCTTCATTATGGTCTACAATTAGTTTGATAGCTTCCCGGAAATTTGGAATGTCTTTTTCTTCACCGTCTCCACCCGATTGTTTCAGGTAACCCGAAAAGGTATGGCTCATCCGTCCGATACGCTGGGCCGGTGTCAGATGGCCGTCACTGTCATAAGGAGCGATAAAAACTCCTTGTTCCGGTTGCGCTGCTGCATCGATATAAACGTCTGTTACATGTTCGGCTTTACGGATGGCGGCAATAATATCCGACACATAAATGGTCGAGTCAAATTTGATACCCAGCATATAGGTATTAAGCTGTTCCTCAATCAAGTCGTAAATATCCGACTCCAAAACAGCACCGTCATAGTAAACCGACAAACGGGGAATCAGAATATCCCCTTCCTGGCTGGTTATTTCAATGCGGGTTCCGGCAAACTTAATCCGGTTGATATACGACTGAATCAGTACCAGTTCCTCTGCCGGAATAGCGTGCAAGTTCCCTTTGTCACCCGTGGCAACCTTTAATATCAGTTTATTATCCAGGTTCACGTCATCATGGCTTTCCATATAGGAGGCTTGCGTAATAATCTGTTTCGTCGGGTCAATCTGGTTATATCCGAATGCCAACCCGTCTTCACGCATCACCAGTTCGTCACCTTGCTGGTATTGCAGTAAGGCGTTGATATAATAGGTGGGCGTTCCGTTAATCCGGTTATTCAGAATATTCGATATGTCGATGGCAAAAACATCGAGCAGGCTTTCGAAGCTGAATACTACCGCCGCAAAAGTCCACGTAATACCGTTCAGAATAGAAAGTTTTGAATCACTTGAAAATTCGGAAAGTTCAAGGCGCTTATTGCGTTCCCGTACCGCTTCATCATATATTTGTTGTATCGTTCTGCTCATACTTATAAATTAAACCGTTAATAATAAATTCCCAGGGTGAGCCTTCGTTCCAGGCTTCTTCATGCGTCAGTACCCAAATGGCTTCCATGCCTGAGCCGATTATATACCGCCCGTTTTCATCCTTAGTCGGTTCCCTGTATATCCCCGAAGGCTGGCATTGAAGCGTTATTTGGCAACTACGCCGGTTGTCGTGCCGGGTAACCAGCCCCGTCAGGTAAGCGTCTATCGTGGGCTGGCGGTAAACTGTTCCGCATAGCGAAAGTCTCATCAGGTTTTTCAGTTCCAGTAGTGGAGTCAGGACATCCGTTTTCAACCCGTCCAGGCATACATCATATACTTCCGGGATCATGGGCAGGCTGACGATGGATAATACGGCGTTCCGCAGGGTAAACCGTTCCACGGAAAGAGGTTTTAATATATACAGTTCCGACGGGTGAAATCCCGTGAGGTCAAAGGCTTGCAATGAACCTTCCATATACAGTGAAATTTTTCGTTTACCACCTACCGGACAATCAAAAAGATGATTGGTTTGTACCGCCTTTCCCGTCAGCGGGATTATCTCGGCTGCGGAGTTGTCCCCCCAGTCAATTTCCAGCTTTCCCCGGCCCGATATAGAAAAACCGGCACTGATTTCCGTGTTCGCCAGATAAAGCTCGATAGCCAAAGGAAGTGTGAAGACTTTAGGATAGACATGCAGTTCTCCCGAAGCCGGAGTGATGCCATGCGTTTGATAATAGGCTACGACTTCCCGGTCTATCTGGTAATCATCCGTATAAACCAACTCGTCGCCGGATTGTAAATCGTCATCCAGAGAAAGGGATTCATTATTTACCAGCAAATCGGTAATTCCTTCAATGGCTCCGTAGGTGTGGATTGCCACATCGTAGAGGTTCTGTCCTGCAATAACGCTGTATCTACCCATTTGTCTCTTTTACTTCCAGTAATAATTCTCCTGTCGCTGAATCCATATAAGCATTGACAATAATCATATTGTCCGCCTCAAACTCACTTTGTAACTTGGCTGCCAGTCCCGTATTCTCAAAGTTCCCATGCAGGTAATCAATCAGCCCGACACCCGTCAAGGGATGCTGGTAAAGAGTTCCCGCAGAGGCTTTTAATAAAAAGGTTTCGTTCTGCGGCAACGAGGCTTTAATCAGCAAGTCCGTTTCATGCCCGCTATACAACTCAAGCCGGCCTTTAGATAAAACCAGATTGTAATAGTTTTCGCTGTTCAATCGCCGGAACTCCGCCAACCGGATACTTTCACCACCGGGCAAAACAACCGGATACCAAGGCTGGTTGGTCGTCCGGTTTATCACATATTCCGGATTATCGTCTGTATCACCAACACGGAACCGGAGCATCAGTTCTTTATATTGCGAGGCATAAGGCAAATAGACGTGTGCCTGAAAGCCATCCTGTACCCGCTTCTCGCTTCCTTTCGGAAGAAGGACATCGCCATAAATATAATTATCGTTATCGGCGCCTTCCATATAATCCAGCAACACAAGCCCATAGAGCGTTTTGCCGACAATATTGTCGGTCGTTTTCAATTCGCCGTATTGCGTGTCAATCTGTATATCTTGTCTTGCCATAGTCTGAAAAAAAATCCCGGCTGCTTTGTCAGAGCGACCGGGAAAGTTCACTCTACCCGAAGAATAGAGTGAAAGGGCAGGAATGGTTTAATTTAGACAGTCAGACCATCGAAAATTTTCTCGACAGTAGCCCACATATCATCCGGCAAACTCTCATCCGAAATTTTTTCACACACCTGTTTCAGATATTCGCCCTCGTCAGCAGAAAATTCAATGGAAAGCGGAGCCTCTTTCTCAACGTCCCATTCGATACGCTTGGTCTCAGCATTCTCTCTCAGATTAATCTCCTCACGTTCGGAATCTGAAATCTCGATTTTGCGTGCAATCTCCTTCTTCAGATTGAATTGCTTAAAGTTACCCTCTTTGGGTAATAGTGCCGGGATATACAGCCGGTCTTTTACTGTTAGTTCCATGCTTACTTTTTTAATGGTTTACTTAAAATGAATAGTGGCTATCTGTCGGAAATGTTTTCCGGTTGCTGCATTTCTCCGGCGCTCTCTTTGATTTTCTCAACGAATTTCTCAAAATCGAGAAAATAGAGGGATGGCTTACCTTGCTCGGTCAGATTACAAAAGATATTCCCGTTCTCGTAAGTGATATATCCGACATCCAGCTTTTCTATTCCGTCCGGCAGAAAGGCTTGTACGGTGGCGTGGATACGGGTTAGCACTTCATTAATCAGTACATACTCAATGATGTAAGTCGCATTGGCGGTCGTCTCTTCCGCCGTTTTTGTCAAAACTGTATTTGTTATATTCATAATTAAAAATAATTTCATTCAGAATAGAGCATACTCACATAAAAGGTTTATCTATGACCAGTCTGCCGTGCTAAAAACTTGAAAACAGAATGAACCTTCGTTTGCTGAAGCATCATCTTGTGTTTGTACATAAAAATAAGAGCTGTAAATTCCCATAATAGTGGCATATATAGGAGTTCCCGTATAGTAACCGGTCATTTGAACGAAAAAGTTACTACTCAGGCTCCACGGCAGATATACAGTATAACGTCCGGTCCCGGTACGGCTGATGGACATTCTTGAGCCGTCGAAGGTTTTCTGTTTCAAAGAAACGCTCGTCCCTGATAGTGTGACAATCCCCGAAGCCAGCACCTGAAGGAAGCTGCCGTATTTTCCCGTACACATCATATCCCTGCGATTAATGACGATCCAGCCGAAAAAAGTGGCATTGTCACCGTAACCGAGCAACTCGACAAGTTCACGGGAGAAAGTGATGGATGTTTTCTGAATACCGTCCTCAAAAAAATATTTCCCGCTGGGGGCAGTTATTGTCATATAGCCGACTGTGGTATTACTTCCCCATTTATAATTCACCAGCGTCACCCTTCGCCCGCTCTGTTCTAAAGACCACGGTAAGGCGATGCTCTCGTCCCAGGAGCCACGGATTGCCACGATATTATCGTAGTTGTTGAAATTCTCCTGGGTAGAGGTGTCGCCACCTATCCAGATAGAAGAATCGTTCAGTACAAACTTATTCCGCACGCTTCCCTGAATACGAACATTATTAAAAATGGCATTTTTGGCCTGTACATTTCCGGCTGCATCCCACGTAATATTCCCATTGGCCAGACGACCGGAACCGTCGGCGGCAAAAGATATTTTCCCGTAGCCGAAGGTAGCCGAACCGTCAGACTTTAATCCCCAGTAATCAATGCCCGTAGATGGGTTGTCATTGTACATATATCCGCTACTGCTAAATACCACCCGGTGCCCCGAACTCGGAGAAGAAGCTGTGATGGAACTTGAAGAGAGGTTCCACCCCCCGATACTTCCACGGACAAACGTACAAGTCAAACCATTTATATAGCTTGTGTTTATGATGTTTGCCTTAATACTGGCAGCATCCAACTTCGTTGAATTGATACTTCCCGCAGCAATACGGTCTGCACTAATCGTTCCGGCAGTGATTTGATTGGCATTCAGCGTGGAAGTGTAAATTCCGTTGGCATCAATGGTCGTCGTATATTTCTCTGTTGAAGTAACATCGAACACCGTCGCGTAAGCCACATACCAGGTCAATGTCGCCGAGCCTTCTATATAAAAAAAGTTAGTTGAAGAAAAGTTACTGGTTCCACAAATCACTTTATATACATATTCTGCCCAATCACCCGTTCCTGCCCTGGAAGTCAGCCATTTCGACGAACCTCCGCTGCCAATAGCATTTGAAGCCCATTGGATATTTCTTCCCACAGGAATTTTGGCGATGATACGGGCGATAAAAACTTTCCGATACGAGCACATGTGCCCAAAGTGGAAACCACCGCAACCCGGAGAAGCACTGCCGGTATTGACAATCCTCAATACATATTTGCTGTCATTTGGGGCCGTACTGTCAGAAATACGGGCTATAGTAACGGTTCCATTGCCGTTATTATTGTACACGCTTATACTATTCTGACCGTTGTAAAATGTCGGATCACGGAACAGCATCCTTCCAAATGCCATCGCCGAGGCCAGCTCTTTCGCTGCATTGGCTTTATTAGTGGCATCTGTGGCCGCACTGTTGATTGCTTCTGTCTTTTTGGTATCCGCATAGTTCTTTGCCTGATTCAGAGCATTCGTAGCGGCATTCGTCCAGTTTAACGTTACGGATGAGCCGAAGCTCACATTACCGCTGGCATCCCAGACAATATTCCCGTTTGCCAAACGTCCGGACCCGTCGTTGTTCAACCGCCATTTCGTCCCGTTATAAAGGCTGCCGTCCGAACCTAAATAAACACTGTTTTTCCAGATGCTTTGATTATCAAAAGCCCAACCCGCAATACGGTTATAGACCTCTTTACTTCCTGAACGGGTATAATTGGCAGACAGACAGAAATATTCCAGGTTATCCCATGACATCATCTGAATACCGATGAAGCCGGTTTTTACGGTACTGCCCGAGGCGGCGACCTGTCCGAATACGATATGCCCCGCATTGTTGGATTGATGCCATGTCATTGTGATACCGAGAGGCTTGTAAGCACCCGTGTACCAGTAACCGCTACCTGCCGCAGCTTTCCGGATTTGGATAGGTGTACCACCTACAGCACCCAGATTGCCATTTGAAATATTATCACTGCCAATCGTCCAGCCGCCGATACTTCCTTTGGTAAATGTGCAGCTTAATCCGTTAATATAGGATGTATTAATTATATTTGCCTTAATACTGGCCGCATCCAGTTTTGCCGAAGTAATGCTGCCTGCGGCTATCCGGTCAACACTGATAGTCCCGGCGTTAATTTGATTAGCGGTCAGCGTTCCCGTATAAATTCCGGTACTGCCGATATACGTCAATGGATGAGCGGTCAGCGTTGAATCGTTACCTTGTGCCAATACAATAAACCGGTGACGGCGAATTTCTTCCTCCACCGAAGCTGTCAATGTGCGGGGAGCCGGTGCGTAAGCCTTGGAGTCTCCCGACTGAAAAATCTGATCGGAAGCGTAGGCTATCTGCGGAGCGGAAGGAATAGGCGAAGGACTATACGAACCGTTTTCAATGGTCTGGTCCGAGTAAATATGATAAACGGCTCCCGTCGTACCGCCGCCTCTCAGGAAAATAGCGAACATGCAGCTATTTCCACAAAGGACGGCCCCGGCAAACATACGGGAATAGCACTCAGACAACTCATAAATATCCCACGAGTACGTAGCGCCTCCCCAACCACCGAAATTCGCCATAATTGATAAAATCAGACCGCCCATGTGGGTAGCACTTTTATTGTCCCAGTCGGACGGCGCTTGTTCCGAATAAGCACGGCGAATAAGAATAGTTCGTTTGTGGCTTTGGTCTCCTCCTTTGAACACCACCGGATAATACTTTCCCGACTCACCGTTTATCACAATTTTCTTGTAATAACGGTAACCATAATTGGCAGTCTTTGCAGCTTCTATATCATTCTTCCACTTTAAAGAAACAGAATCACCGAAAGTAACATTCCCGGCTGCATCCCAAATAATGTTACCATTGGCAATCCGGCCCGAACCGTCATTATTCAACCGCCATTTCATTCCATTATAGATGCTGCCGTCCGAACCCAGATAAATATTATTCTTGTAAATTTGTACCGTATCGAATACCCAACCCGCAATCCGGTTGGTACTTCCTATCTGGGCAACAATCGCCCCGGCTGAATTAGTCGCATAAAGCCCGAAATCCGTGTTGCTATTGTAATACAACTGTACCCGGTGACCGCTGGTACTACTCGAAGAAGATCCGAATACAGCAATACGCTTATTGGCTTTATCCAGTACAATCTGCCCTCCGGACAAGGTGGTGCTACCAATCGTCCAACCTCCGATAGTACCTTTGGTCACATTTAGAGTCAAAGCCTGGATATTGGCGGCGGTAATCAGCGTAGCTTTCAATTCAGTGGTGTTCAACCGGGAGGTATCTATCGTTCCGGCAGAGATTTGGTTGGCGTTCAGCGTGCCCGTATAAATACCGCTGCCGTTGATAAAAGTATTGCGTTGTCCGTTTACGGAAATGCCTTGGGGAAGGCCGTTCACCACCAGCGTCGATAATTCGGCATAAGGTTCTGTTGCTTCCAGGCCATACAGAGCAAACAACCCGTTATTTTTCCCGATACCCGGAATACCGATAAAAGCAAACGGGTTACGGGCATCAGTAATCAGGCGGTCACTGCCACCACACCGTTGGATGGCTGTGTTTAGCGCGGCGTTAATCCGGATAGCGTCATAAGAGGTTAATATCACAATCTTATCTGCCCCCAGTGCATTTAAAGCAGTCGCCAATGTATTGCAATTCGTATCACTACTGTAAACATCGTAATTCGTCGTAGAATTGACCACCAGCGTGTCACGGGCAACCACTGTCAGCGTAAGACCTCTTGCGCTCGATTCATTCACCACAGTGCCGTTTAACACCACCTTACGGGTAGCCGAATGATTCATACCCGTGCCACGGACATAAAGTTTACCGCTATTGGCAGCGGTAACAGCAGCATTGCTCCACAACAACCTCACGCCAGCAGAAAAAGTCACGTTCCCGGCTGCATCCCATACAATATTACTTCCGGCAATAGCACCGGCACCGGTCGAATCCAAACGCCATTTCATTCCACGGATACCCGTTGAACCAATGGTTATGCTTCCCGAAGCAGAAGTATAACCTCCCGAAGTATTGTTTTTCGTTCCCCGGTATATGGAATCGGCATCCAACGACCAACCTCCGATTTTACCTTTGGTGACATTCAGCGTGAGAGCCTCAATATTTCCAGCCGTGATTAGCGAAGCCTTCAACGCATTCACATCGATACGGGCGGCGGCGATTGTTCCTGCCGTAATCTGTGAGGCATTGATTCGGATGGCGTTTACCGTATTGGCAGATAAGGTTCCGGTGAATATACCCGAAGAATCAATATAGGTAGCACCTATCCAATGGAGCGACACCCCTGAACCAAACTCCACTTTTCCTGTCGATACATTATATTTAATGTATTCATTCCCATTGCCCAATTGTACATTCCCGCTTGCCTCGATTGCGAATGTTTTCTTTCCGTCCGCAAACCCATAGATACCGTTCACCGTTTCTTTGGCTATCGTGCCCGAAGCGTTACGGGTACTCAGGGCAAAACGCCCTATTGCCATTCCCGTCACTGTACCGTTACTGTTCTTCATCCCGGCAAAAATCTTTGGCGTAATAACACTTTGACCGTCAATGACTGTTTTACCGCTGTTCCAGTCCGCTACCCAATCCAGCAGGCTCGTATCTGCTCCCGGTGTGCCCGGTGCTCCGGCCTTTACTTTATACCAGCCGAATGAAATTGTAAAAGTCTGGCCATTTACCACGACTGGAATGCTTATCGTTCCCGTATCTGCCAACGTGCTGTTTCCACCGGAAACAGTATAAGAAACGGTCTTTGTACTCTGATTGACGGTAATCAAGGTAAATCCGGTTGGGGTGGAGATAGCCCCGATATTAAATCCGCTTACCGGGGTTTCTCCTTGGCGTACTGAAATAACCGAGTTGATAACAAGCGAACTCAATACCTTTCCCGTATGGTCACACGCAATAGCCGCCTTGTCAATGGTCTGATAAACGGAATAAGTGTCAACTGCGACACGTATCGTAATTTGTCCCCTTGCTATCAGTGCCATACTTTACTTGCTGATTTCTACAGTGAATGTTGCGGCTACAGTCACTTCATCACGGGTGACGGTCAGGGTGCGTCCTGTCTTAATACCCGATGTCCCCCAGACAGTATCTTGTACACCCAGTTTGTTGAATTTCCGCCAAGTGCAGGTTGCTCCCGTAAAAAAAGAATCCGGAAGTAATTCTCCGTTTTGCCAGCAATTCACGGTCAGGATGGTTGAAGTCAGCCCGGAAGTCAAAGTAGTTCCTGCCGGTGCGGTAATCTCCACCTGATACGGATCGCTCATATCCGCAAACGAAATAATATCGCTCACGGTAGTATTGTAAGTACCACTGGCAGCATCCGTATCCTTGATAGTGCATTTGAAGCTGTCGAAATTCAATACTGCCGATTCGGGAATGGTGATTTCATTCGTTGTATATCCGGTAATGCCTCCGGCATTGGCAGAGGTGATTTCCGTCCAGTTTCCACTACCCAGTTTATACCACTTATAAGTGACATTCGTATTGTCGATAGTGGAACCTCGCCACATGTCACAATGTGCCTTTAGGGTAGGTGAAGCCCCGTTTTTGAACACAGTGCCGTCCGGAGCATAAGCAATCGCGCAAATCAATTGACCGGCGTTTATGGTCTTTGTATAAGTGATAGAGGTTTTTGCTTTTGTTTCGGCACCCGTATCCGGATCGACATAAGTCACCTCACATTCCACTTGAAGCTGATTGACCGAGGTCATGTTGTTTTTGATAGTTAAAGCATAGGGGGAAGCTGTTGCCGCTGTCGCTCCGAAGGTAGAAAGGGTGGCAGAGCCGTTAATTTTCCACACGGGGGTTCCCTTTAGCCGGGCAACCTGATTTGTTCCTACTCCTGTCACATAAACTTCCGGTTTAATCACCAGAAAGGGGGAAGCCGACCATGATGGTACATAACTGCTATTTTCCTTGTTGAAAATTTGAGTCGTAGCCACGTTGCTACCCAGATAAAGATTAATGGATTTACCATCGTTTAAATCCACAATCGTGATTTGTCCTCTTGAAATAACTGCCATAATTTATAATGATTTAATGAATGATTACTTCACACGTAAAAGTCGCCCGGCGGAACACATCTTCATCGGTTAAGGCTACGTTCCGGCCAATTCCGGCATGAAGCTCGTTCCAGACGGAATCTCCGTCGGGATTGTTGGAAATTCTAAACCAGTTGAATTGATTGTCGCTAAGGCTGTTCGTAATATCTTCTCCACCCTGATAGACATAAGCAATGAGTGTAGTCGTAATGTTCCCGTTGATAAAATGAGTCCCGTTGTCCGTCAGGATCTGTACCGAGTAAGCATCCTCGCCATCAAATAATTCCGTAAGGGAAACCTGCCCACGGGCGATTAGCCTTTGAGCGTCGTACACCTCGCACATCAGGGCGCCCCGGACACTAACGTCGTCTTTGGATACGGTGATTTGCTTACCCTGATAGCTTCGGACAACCTGCGTTCCGTCTGCGTTAAACAGCTTCCAGTTATAATGATATACCATGCCGTTTACATCCTTCTCATCTCCGGAACGGTACACAACGGCACAGGCTTCTATATCATTTTCATCGTTCTTGACGATAAATCCTTTTTTTCCTGTAATCTCCACGAAATAAGGGTCTGAAAGGTCTGTAAACGTAAGAACATCACACGCGATTTGTCCGGCAAAACCATTTCCGGCACTCATGTCCGTATCTTTGATAGAGCACTTGAAGGTTTCAAAATTCTGTACCGCATCAGCGGAAAGCACAAGCTCGTCGGTGTTCCAACCCGATACGCTCCCACGGCGATTGTCTTCATTCAACAAAGCCCAACCGGGACCTAAAAGGGAATCATAGAAAGGGGTGGTTACAATGGCATTCACCACATAATCACGGATAAGCGGTGTAGTGAGAGTAACCGTTTTCGTCTGAACATCTACCGATTGTATCACATGGGCATGTTGATCGATCAGGTATATCGTCGTTCCGGGTATCATATTAGCCACAGAACGCAGGGCTATCGTGTAAGAACCGGCTTTTGCCGACATGGAAAGTTGGGCATTGGCAAAAACCGATTCATCTTTCACTCCCCAACGGTAATCAACATCCGTATTGTCTATTTTAGCTCCACGCCACAAATCGCAATGCGCTCGCAACTGACCGACACCATCTCTGAATATATTCCCGTCGGGTGCATACGCCACCGCCACCACGGTAGAACCGGGATTAACCAATTGGGTGAATTGTAAATCTGCATTTATCGGGTATTCGCTGCCACTGCCATCCAGCCAGATTGCCTGAAAAGCATAGCGGATTTGGGGGGCATGGGGACTGATATGGTTAGCCTTAATGCGAAGAACATACTTGCCCATTGAGCCTTCAACCGTACAGCTATCCTGTCCGCTCACTATTTTCACCCCGTTTTTATACCAGCAGGTCGAACCGGGCTTAATTCCCGGTCTGCCGGAACTCAAATCGGCAACTTCCTTTATCAGGTCAGTTTCCCCATAACGGTCAATGTACAGGGAAGGGGTAAGCAAAAGAGGTGTATTCCCCCAACTGGGTTGCCATACATTTGTTTCACGGTTATAAATCTGAGTGGTAGGAAGATTTGAAGATACAAAAGCCCGGATGTTGGATGGTTTGACCTGGGACAATATCTGATCCTTTGCCACCTCATCCAATTCTCCCCAACGAATAGTCATATCCGTCAATTCAATATCATCTTTCGTCCATTTGAATTTGCCTCCGGCAAAATGCCCCGTTCCGTCCGCATGGATGACAAAAGAACCGTCACGGGAACAAATCGAACCGTCCTCGTTCAGACGAAGCAAAGGGTTTTGGATCGTTCCACCGATACCCCCTTTACAAAACCATGCCCCGTAATCTTCGGTGTACGACAATTGCGCATCCGTGGGTTGGTATTGGGTAATATGTTCACCGCTTTCCATTTGTGGAGCGGTGAGCAATATCCCGTTCAGCCCGCTTTTCATCCCAACAGTAAAAGCAGGACGCTCGGATGCTGAAACAATAAACGATACTTTATGCCGTCGCCATTCTCCGGCAACGGTAATCTCTATCTCCCGGATGAAATGCTCGTCCTGATAAAAAGAAATCTTCCCTGCATCCGATTTTATCCAGATTGAGAAACTATACCGTTGCCCTGCATGGTCACGCCGCCAGGCTACGGATTGTACGGTAAGTTCCGTATCTCTATCCACACGGATAGCATGACCGATACCAACCGGGCTGTTTTCTTCAACAACCACGCCGCCGGAAAAAAGACAATTCACAGAGTCGGGAATAACATTCTTATGAATTTTTCCCACATAAAAAGTTGAAGCGTAGCCGTTAGCATCTCCTGCTGTCAGTGTTCCGGCGATATTCACATTACGGGTAGCATAAAGGTTTTGAAAATAAGCGCCATACCCATTGAGTATTCCGAAAACCGGATCAATGATACCCGTAATCTTTCCGATACGGGTTTTAGTCGAATCTGAAAAAGTGGCAATATCCGACAAATGGACAATGTTCAGATCTGAAATCTCACACCAATCCTCACCGGATAGAATCGGGGCTATCGTAAGTTTACGGGCGTACTGGGGAGGATAGTCCACCGTAATCAAAGTTAGCTTATATTGCCACTCGGTCGATATACCTACGGTATCCGTGCCGTCTGTCTCGCTTCCGTCCGAATAACCAAAAGAAAGAGCAACATTCGCCAGAGGTTTGGAAGCCCGGATATGGTAAGAAATCACCATCCGTTCAGGGTAAGCAACCCGGCCTGTAATCGGAAACTCAAATATTTCACCGGCATGGATACAACGGCTTTTATCCATCAAGTAAAGCGAACGTTCCGTTGCCATGCCATCAATAACATCCAGGTAGGGAGAATTGGAGTCGGAAGCTGTCAGGTATAACGCACCGCTTCGCTGCTCGTCAAACAAATTGGTAACCCGTACAAAATCCAGCAGTTCCCCGTTTTGCGGAACATCACCTTCCACCAGTGCCCCGATAAAGTAGTGAGATTCTTTGCTACTAATAATATCGGTTCCGGTTTCCAGAACAATCATCAGCGAATAAATCAATTGGTTCGCATCCCGGTATTGCCGTCGGACAACATCACCAACTTGCAATCCCTGTGTCTTATGTGAGTCAGGGGCAATAATGATCTTATATGTTGAATAATTGTATTTTGACATCCTTAACTGATTCTTTCCATGTTATCACCACTGCATGAATCACTGACCCAAAGCGAACCGTTGGTAGCCGTATTTTTTTGTACCTCCAATTCGTAAATCCGCATTTTCTTGCGGATGGTCAACTCGTCAAAAGTGGCCGCGATATTTCCTGTTATACCATTTTTCAGTATCGCCCAACCATAACCGGCAAAGCCGGAAGAGAAACGCTCCGAACTGAGACTGTTCAGGAAATAGGCATTCCCGAAATGCTTAATTCCGTCACTGGCGGATAACAGGTAGTTTTCGCTGGTGAAGAATAGGTGTTTGTCTGTCAATCGGGTGAATGATCCGTCAATTCCAACCGATTTTTTTGCTTCTATCGCCTGGTCGAAAGTGATAAAATCACAACCGGTCTGGAGATAGAAAGAACGTGAGCCGCTTTCCGGTAACTGGAAAACAGAAGTTGAGGCCCGGAATCCGAAAGCCGCTTGGTCTGATAAGCCGGATAACAAAATGTTCTCCCCATCCCCGGATAGAAACATACCGCTCTTGCTGCCGAACCGCATTCTCTTGTGGACGACAAGACCTTCGTTGGCATCGTTTTCCCGGTAGGTGGAAAGTAAATCTGCCCCATAGTTATGGGCTACCCGCAAGGAGTCCGGGAAATAAGCCGCTCCGTATTTACTGATTAATATATTATCCCCGTCTATATCGGTCAGCCCGGCAAAAAGCCGTATCTGCTGGGTATTCTCACTTCCCAATAGCAAATGCCCGTAGTCACACGAAAGTTGAATGTCACTTTCGTTTACACGGAATAGCACCGGCGTATCACCAATCTTTAACCCATACCCGCTGTTAATCGTGAGAAAGCCATTTAGCAGTGCCTCTTCTTGACGGATATGCAGGACTGTTTTACCGCCAAAGCCTAATTTTGCTTCATACAACGCCGAGAGTTCGCCCAAAAGGGTGACATGGCCCGAAACTTGAAGGGTTCCGGCCACCGTAGCATTTTGCATCGACCAATTGACTGTAGCAAGATTGGCGTTCCCGGCATGGTACACTTCCTTACCTTTGATATAGATAGTATCCGGTGAAAGTGCCACCCCTTTGGCTTTACTCTCTCCAAAGACCATCTCTCCACGGCTGAAAAGGTTGGAACTACCGAATGAAAGCACGGGATTCTCAAGGATCGCTATTCCATCCCCGGCACTGTAGCGGATAAATTGTCGGCCACCAAGATACAGGTTGCTACCGCCGATATGAATATCCCCGGATACCTGCAAGCCGTAAACAGGGGTTACCCCGTCTTCTGCGATTTCTTCATAGGCCCATAATAACCGGGTGTTTCCCATACCGGCTTCAAAGCCATAATTCGCACGGAGTGCCCCTGTCATATTTCCGCCCGTCTTTTTCAGGTAATCCAGCAAAATACCGCCACCGCCTTCCCCGCCTTCTCCGGCAACCGCTCCCGCTATGGCAGAAGCAAAGTTATAAGCGGTATTATGTAAACGGATCGATGTATCGTCGCCTTCCTCGATGCCGTAAGGGTTATCCTCGCTTTTCTTATCCTGGGCATTAAAGAAATTGTGGTACAACTCGGAATAGATGGAGTAACAAAGGCTGTCCGGGTCTAATTCCTGAATATCGGGTAATAGGATGACACTCATTTCGTATAGGCGGTTTGAGATAGGAACTTCTGAATCTTAGAGGCCAGCGAGGGGAAATTGGGTGCGTTAATGGCAGGCATGGTGCCCATCAGGGTGGGCGTCATTATTTTGCTGCACTCTGTGATGAAATCCAGCATCAGTTGGGCGAGCTCGTTGCCAAGTACAAGCGGCTCACTGGCATCTTCGCTGCCGATAGTCACTTTCTTATCGGACACAACCACCGTCGTGCCATTTACGTTCTGTTCCAGCTTGTCCGTGGTTTGGTTAAACTGCGATTTATCTACCTTATGGGCAATACTTTCCGGCGTGACCGTGATTTCTGCCTGCTTGTCATCTTTATTCTTGACAATAGTCTTAATATCTTCGGCAGTGTAACGGGTGGAACTTTCATTGCCGGTATTCTCCAACTGGTCATAATCGGGAGAATCATTGCTTTCCGCATCCAGTTCTTCGGTTTCTGCTACACCGATCACGCTCTCTTTGTGAGCGAGTATCTGTATAAAATCAGCATGGGAGAAATTAACGACATAGGCGTATTTGGTCGCCGCATCCGTGACGATAGTAACGTCTGAAAACAAGGTGGGAATAATCAGGAACCCACCGGAATTATCCTGCAAGCCCGATAATAGCACTCCTTTGTGAATAATTGGCTCCGAACTGGCGGTCTCGTCGGGAAATTCACCCACGTCGATAGTGCCGAGATATTCATCGTCATCACTATTCACCTTTGCAACATACCCATGAATCAGTCGGGCTGTTCCTACGCCGCCCGTACCACAATGCGACATATCCACCCGGTCAATGCTACGCCCCAAAGCTATCTTTCGGATAGCTTCACTAATCATCCGTTGACTGTTCTTCGTTTCCATTCTTCTTCTTTTAGTCGAAGAATAGTTCAATTACAGCCCGGAGGTTGAATCAGGGAAATCTATCGGGCAAAAAAAATACCGCAATGCGAAAACACTGCGGTAGGAATTACGACTTATTTTTTACACTTACTTTCGATTTTCCAGATAACTGCAAAACTCATCCAAAGAACGCTGTAACACATCTTTCGGAATCAATTGCCGTTTATATTCCGCTATCATCGTCGGGCTTAAACTACGGCTGAGAGCATATTCAACAACCTGCCTTTTCGCACTTTCACACAATAGGATTCCTATGCTCGGATTCTCATTGCTCCGTTTTACGTCCCTATCCAAAGCCTCCAGATAGAATTCCAATTGCCCCATGTAAGAGGGCTTGAATGGAGTCGATTTCAACTCCACACAGGTGAGACATTGTAAACCTCTGTGAAAAAAGAGCAAATCAATTTTATAAATTTCTCCGTCTACCTCCAAAGGATATTGACTACCCATATAAATAAAGTCCTTTCCACCTAATTCCAGAATAAACTCCTTCATGTGTTCCAGAATACCCTTTTGTAGTTGCTTCTCCGTATGCTTGACCGGTAATCCTAAAAAATCCAGAATAGCCCGGTCTTTAAAATCATAACCGTTATTCGGATAAATCTGCTTAAACCCCACAGACTGACTCCGGGGACTTGAAAGGACTATGGAATAAGCATCTTTAGCTATAGCATTACCGAGTTCTTTCACGTTCAACCGTTCTTTATTTGCATAAAGCATATAAAAAATCCGTTCCGGAAACGTGCGGCAGGAAGCCATAATTTCTACATGGCTCGTCCAGTTTACCAACAGTAAAATACGGGGAAAACTTACGTTCGGCTCTAATTGTGTCATTTGAAATGACATAATTACATCGTTCTGGTTATCAGGTATTTGTAATTGTGTCGTTTCTGATGACACAATTGACTTTACAAATGGAAGAGCTGCAATTTGCTCCGCAAACTCAGCACTGGAATAGGTCTCATAAAAAGAAACCATCCGGTAGAGGTTTTTCCGGCTGAATCCTCTGAGTGACGGGTCATTACGACGTAAAAATTCAGATAACTGTGTGACAACCTTACTGCCCCATTCTGAACTTTTTAACTTGGAAGAAACATAACTTCCTACTTCCCAACTCAAACGTAAATTCTCTTCATTGACATTCTGTAACGCGCGGGTGCGATGATAAAGGATGATTTTCTGTACATCCCCGAATTGCCCTTCCAGGCTTTCCTGTATATTATCATTGGTCATATACTACTTATATCTTATTGTCCTTAAATTAATTAGGCGAATTAGCACATAAACGCAAGTGTATATAGTACTAATCCATTCTGTCACAAATACTCTGCTAAGGTACAAATAAGATTTAATAAAACAGATATTCTTAAACAAATCTCTCAAATCCATCTATTGTGTTTTTCGTTTAGTATCTTCTGCTTCTATTAATGGTTTATGCCACTGCCATAGCTCGTCCAAAGTTTTAATGTCTTGAGGAATAGGATTAGGCTTTCGGAAAGCCTCTGATGGCGTCATAGGCTGATACGCAGAAAAATAGGCTTCACTGGTTCTGCGTGGATTCCATGCCAAAGAAGAATCAAAATAACTTCTCGCAATATCATAATGTGTACCACAAATAAACCTATCCCATTTGTTTCTCAACTCATCTTCTGGTGAAATATCAATAATCTCAAATTGCTCCATAACTCTTTCGTCACCAGTTCCCCAAGCATCATTCAATAGTGTTACGGCTTCTACGTCCGTTGCAGGCGCACCAAATCCGAATATAGTAGCTCTGACGGCTTTGTACTCAGGGGAAAGATGGTCTTGTAGATATTTCCATTGAGTCTTTATAAACTCATCTTGTTGATAATTCTTTTGAGTTATCGGATATAATAACCTTGAAGCAATAAACTCTTGCATATTTTCTGGGTTATACATCCCCGTTGGTCCAAATCTTTTTCCTGTCGAATCCCAGCCAATAGAAACATTCCCATGTAGGAAGAATATAGGAGGCAAATCATCAGTATATTGTCTGCATCTGCACCATGCTTGATATAGAAAAGGGTCCCAATTGAAGGTAGCAATAGCATCTTTAGCCCTTAGAGATAAGACTAAATAATCATAAATGGTAGGTTCGTCAGGCAATTTCATTGAACTAAAATAATCAAAGACTCTTTTTTCTATTTCTTTAATAAATTCAGAGTTGGGATTATCATTATGAAGATTACTATACAGTTTCTCGAAATTTGTGGCTTTTAGATTATCCGGGACTCTGTCCACAATATCTTGTAATCCCACAATCTCTATGAAGTTATTCATTGATGGTAACTTCTTGCCGTTTTTTTCAGGATTGCGTAATGAAGAAGCAATACTGGCTCCAGCTCCTAATATTACCACATGTCCTCCTCCATTATATACTTGCTTAATGCCTTCCTCTTTTGTCATTCCTACCATACTATTATTATTTACAATTATTTTTTTTACTGGTGTCAAAGGAATATTTTTCTTTTTTCTATTTCTATTCCTTCTTAGTTTTTTCTTGCGTTTAACAAATCTCTGAATTTCACTCTGTTTCATAATGCTTTTTTGCAAAAATACGATATTACACTGAAAACAATATTATGTTAGAAAAGAAATTCTAAAAAACAAATTGAAAATTTGAACAGAAATATATAAAAATAAAATTAGGAAATAAATAACTGGGATTGTGAATGTTCGAGCTATTAGTTAAGATAATCTCTTTCATCTCTTAATCCACCGACTTAATCTTATACGGTATTGTAATCTTCTGACGATACCCATTCACCCCGAACGTAGTAGTGACCTCTTCCGTGATGTAAATACCGTTTTTTGAAGGATTCCGGTCATCGATCAGTTCAACCTGCACTGCCGTGTTAAGTGCCAGGTCTCCGAACAAGGTCAGACTGCCGGTTATCCCGTTCAAATTGTAATTCCTGAAATACTCGATAGTTTCTTCAACCAGCTTATCCGAATCGATTTTCATATTGGGCGACATATACGGCACAATAGTGTAAGTGCTCAAATCAACCTTAGTCTTGGTTTTCGCCCCCTCTGCCGTCGTATTCCCCGTTACTTTATGTGTCTTCTTGCTAATCTGGGTAGCATTTACCGTTTGAAACTCTTTGCTGCCTGCCATCGTAGGGTCGTAATCGGGATTCATACGAACAGTCACCTCAAAAAACTTTTCATCCGAACCCAATGCTTTTCCCGTCACCGCTAAAAACTTCGGGTTGGTTTTCACCACTTTCAAACCGTCTTCCGCTACATGGTAATTGAAATAAATGGGGAAAGGCTTTGCCTCGCTGTCTTTCGGAAAAACGGGCTGGCTCTTGGAGGACGAATAAGGGCGACCGATAGCGATGGTTGGCATATTGTCCGGTGAGTCTTCATCGTATTTCAAGAAACAGTACACCTTATATTTACTCCATTCCGACAATACATCCGCTACGGTAAAATTATCCGTAATCTTCACTTTGCCGATTTGAATGTCAAACCGCTTTGTTTCAGAATGGATTTCAAACCCCGTGTCTTTTAATAAACCATATTTTTCACCCAGCACATCGTTGACGCTGACCGATGATTGCGTTTCAAACTTCGGGGCTTGCTTCAACTTCAACTTATACGCCATATTTTCACACTGTATCTCAAACTTGGACGCTGAATTATAAGCTGAAATATACCCCTCAAATATATTCTTTAACAATCCGTTGTAGCCAAGCTGGATGCTAACCCGCTGGCCGACCTTAAAACTCACCTCGTTCATGGCTTGCTGTGAACTTCGCTTTTCAATGACTACGCCGTCCTGCATGATTTCCGTCGTAATCCGGCTGGCATCTTTTCCTTCAATAGTAGCATTTCCGACAATCGTACTTTGGTAAACAGTGCCTTTAGGAAAAGTAATCTTTGCCGTACCAATCAACTTTTTATAAGTCTCGACAATCTCCACCTCTTCCACTTCGGTCAGCACAATGGGGTCCTTAATCACCATCGGGTTACCGGAATCGGCATCCCCGATAGTGATTTTGCAGCATAACACGTCTATCATATCTATAGCCATAGTTTCGACACTTTTAAGAGGGAAGCCGGATCGATAGCCTCAGCTCCCAGTTTTGCGTATTTAATCCATTTGTTAGAGTGCTTGATTGCAACATCCACCTTTTCCTCGGCTGCCAGTTTCAATTGTACACTCTCCGAAGGTTCCACGGCCACGCACGAAAGGCTGTAAGGCTGCACATTCCTGCAATCCGTGGCGGAAAGCGAATAATTCAGCACAATCAGCTTGTCGATATTGAATTGCCGGAGTACCGTATTGTCGCAATCAATCACCCCCTTAAACTGCATCAGCTTTAAAAACTTCGAGACTTCCGCCTCCGGATAAACATCGGCGTACTTGCTCGTGATTTTTCCGCTAATGGAAATTTCCAGGTCACCGCCGCTGATATATTCTTTACGGCTGTAATCACGGCCTTGTACCTGTGTCATCACAACGTTATTCTTACTGCTCACCTGTACCATGGGCTGTAAATCCACGAAGGTGACCAGCCCGTATTTACTGTTTTTCTCCACTTTGCCGGTCGCGGTATCGAAGTAATTCCCTTCTTCTGAAATGGCAAATTCCAGGTAATCCTGCACCACACGACCGACTATTGAATCCGTGTAATTTTTCTTTTTCGCTACGGCCTGTTGTTCACTGATTAACTGGTAGTATTGCCCGGTCTTATTTGCAATACTCGTCTGGGATTTGCTTTGCAGATACTGGTCACGTTCCTTTTGTTCCCAGTATTGCAGGAATCGGGGATACGAGCGCAATGCGCCGTATGCCAACTGCGAGGCCGTTTGGATAAGAGCTCTTTTCAATATCTCTTTATCCTTTGAAAAATAATGCACGGCACCGTCTTGGAACTCTGCAAGCCCCATACCCAAACCACGGCGGGCGGCATCGCTGATATAGCCGCCCAGTGAACCGTTGCTGATAATCCCCCCGCTTAGGAGAACCGACTTTCCTATATTAAATAATCTACTCATTGTCTTTACTTTTTAACCGTTCCAACTGCTGTCAAAATCATGGACGACATCGATTAACGCTTGGGCGAGCTGTTCTTTCAGATTCTGTACTTCCTCACCTTGTCCTTCCTTACTTTTCAATAGATTGATAGCTTCCACGCTTAGCAAGTTAGTGATGTTCACGATAACCTGCTTCGGGGCAGCCGAGGAGAGTTTTCCCGTACCGGAATAATTACCACCGGCCAGCCCGTCGTCTGCACCGGAATGATAACTGAACCCGTTCGCATTGAAAGGTCGGGGATCGGCTTCATCCGGCTCATTGGAAGTAAGCGAAGTCGTGAATCCCGCTTTTTGCATGATATTTTCCGCTATCTCTGCCGAACCGCCCCAGGTCTGACGCAGGGAAGAGGTGAAATTCACGACCGCATTATGGACTTCTTGATACCCGGCGAGTGCATTTTCCCGCTCTTTGTCCGTAGCTTTCTTTCCCAAAGCCTTTTGTACCCAACGGCCTTCCTTATCCTGATAGAAACCATTTTTGGTAAGCAGGTCAAAATCAAAACCGTTGGCTCGTAAAGTAGCTTCGGCATTAGCTGGTGACGACATGATTCTCCGGTATTCCTCGGCTATCCTTGAAATCTCCGGCACTACCTTCGTATTCATGTACACCGCATAATCATACAGTTTGTAGGCATCCGCTTCCTTCATCTCGCCGACACCTTTCTTGTAGATGATTTTGCCGTTCCGGTCTTTCGTCCAAAGGGTATTATCCAAGTTCTTTTCATCCTGACCGAACTTACTTCGGATGTTTTGGACAAATGCACCGATTTCTATGTCCGTCCGGGCTTTTCCTAATTCCGCATAAGCCGAATTGACACGGCTTTGGCTGTCTTTCTTGGCAAGTGTCCGAATGGCTTCACGGGTATCGTCCTGCCGGGCGTCGGAAAAGTTGTAAAAATCGTCGTATTGCGGACCACCGTACTGCCCGGAATGGGCAGCACCGAAAGAAGAAAGAAAAGCCGTCCACCAGTTCCCGGTAAATGCACCGATCTTCTGACCGGATGCCTCTTCAATCGACTTCCCGGCTGTCAGTTCCTCAACTGCCTTTTTCGCGTTCATGGCCTGCTTGTAGGTTTCCGTCAAAGATTTATTCAGTGCATCGATGGAAGGATAACGGTACTTCCGGTTCGCATCGATCTCTTCCAATACCGCATCTTTCGCCTCTTTGACTTTCCACGTCTTGTAGGCTACCCAACCCAGAGCACCGACTAAGGCTGCTATCCCGGCTGTGGCAGCTACGGCAGTGGTTCCTAACGCACCGATGGAAGCACCGGCTCCGACTAACCCGTTACCGGTAGCTACCTGGGTGGAAAACAAGCCCAAAGCACCACGGGAAGCTAACCCGCCCATACCGGAAGACAATAAAGCCTGTGTCATGGCACCTTTGCCTGATATTCCGGCAGCACTCATAGCAGAAACAATAGCGCGTTTACTTGCAAATGACATTCCTCTACCGCCACCCATCAGGCCGCCCACCATTTGAATCACAGAACCTGCCGCCGACTGTTTGCCGATAAAGCCTAAAGCAATTCCGATGTTGGTAAGTGCTCCGGCCAGTTTGAATAACTTTGTCGCTACAAATCCGGAAAATAGGAGTGGCTCAATCCAGTGAAAATTGCGGGTGAACCAGCTTGCCACACTTCCCAAAAGGGAAAGTATATTCAGGATAGACTGACCGATAGATGTCAGTCCACGGGCAAATTCAGGGGCGCTGAATTTTGCCAGGAAGTCACGTAATGTCGATTTGATAATCGGCTCCAAGACTTCGTACCCTTGCATGAAACTCTCGGTAAGCTGTGAAGTGACCTGAGCCCACAGACCTTTTGTGTTGTCTTGCTTCACTTTAGCCAGTTCGCTCGAAATTCCATGTGAACCCCGGTTCTGTACGGTAAGTGTACGCAACTGGTCATAATTACGCACGAACATCATGGCGGCATTGCCTCCGATTTTGCCAAAGATTGCCTGCATGTCACCGACCGTCGCGCCTTTCTTGTTCAAGTCCTCGAAAATGTCGGCAAGGGGACGGAGTTTCTCTACCTGCTTCCCGTAAATATCCCGGTATTCCGTGAATTTTACGCCCAACCGGTCTAATACCTTTTGTGATTCACGGGTGGGTTTGGCAAAACGGGTCGCCATGGCACGAAGCGAGGTTCCCGCCATGGTTCCTTTTACACCCATGTTGCCTAATATACCGATAGCTGCCGCACTCTCTGTAAATTCCACTCCGGCCATACGCATATATCCGGCGGCCATTTTGTACGACTCTGCCATTTCCATGACATTCACGTTCGATCTGGAAACAGTGGAAGCCAAAATATCAGCCACCGAACCCATACCCGAATTTTTAATATCGTAACCAATCTGAATATTAGTCGCCAGGTCTGCAATCTGGGAAACATCGTTGTCACCAATCAGTGCCAAATTGACAATCGGACGGATAGAAGCATTGATAGCGTCTATTCCCATACCCGCCATACTCAAATATTTTACCGCACCGGCAACCTCAACCGCCGTGAATTTGGTTTCCACTCCGATTTTACGGACATACAAAGCCATTTTAGTGAAGCGGTTCTCGAAAGTGGTTAAATCATTATCCGCTACCCGGAGGATACTCTGGGCGGAAGTCATTATGTTGGTGTACTCGACAGCCTTCGTCAATTCCGATTTCAGGAAACCGTACATGGCATAGCCGTTGAGCATATACATCATCGGCAAGTTACGGATCGAAGGGGTACGCACGTATTGTAGGCGGTTGATAGCTGCCCGCTGCTTATTAGTCTGCCCGGTGACGACGGCCCGCTGTTGGCGTTGCGCTGCCGTCACTGCACGGGCGGCGCCTTGTTGTTCCAAACGGGTTTTCTCGCGTATGGCCCGTGCCGCATCGCTGGCGGCTTTTCGTTGTGCAGCTTCGTTCGCCTTGACCTGCCGCTGGCGGTCCCATTCTTTCCCCTTCGCTTCAATCACGGCTTTTTGAGTCGTGAGCCGGACGGCTTCGTCCGCCCGGCGTTGCTCCGCTTTTTGCTTGGCTAATTCCCGGTTGGTTACCAGCTTTTCCTGCAATTTCTCCGAAGCCTTCGGCGATAATACGTAAGGCTTTTCCGGATTATATAGTAAAGGAGGATGAAAAAGGGTATTGGCTGTCTGCGGAGCAACAAGGACATTCCCCTTACCGGATGAAGGTGAGCCCATTTGCACACCCATCGTCATTTTGGAAGCACCTTTAAGCTGGCGCATTAGCCCCAGTAACTCTTTCAACCGTTCTTTGGCTACATCCGTTTTAATATTGACTTCACGGCCTTTTTCCAATGTTACCAGGGCGGCATTGATTTTTCCGACCGCTTTGGTAATGCGTTTTTGCGTCTCCATCATTGTTTTGACAGATGCAGCCGCACTTTTTTCAATTTCTGCTTTCCGGCTTTCAGATAACTTTTTGTCTAAAAGAGTCTTGGCATTCGACTTTATTTTCTTGGTATCCAATGGGGCTTGTCCGGCATTAATAACCAGATTGATTCCTTTGGAAAGTTCCCCGATTTCTGTGAGTAAAGTCTTCACACGTCCCAGTTTTTCTTCCGTTCCGGACGTGTTAATATCCATTTTATAAGTATAATCCCGCTTCTTTCCGCCTTTTGTCCGGAAAATCTTATCAACTTCATTCACCATCTTCTGAATGTTTTTGATCGCGGGAGTCAAATCATTTTTAGCCAGAATCAGATTTTTCACCGAATCGGCAAACGCCTGCACCTTTTTAGTACCTTCGGTGGCCTCTACATTAATGGTATAGTTTACCTGATAGTTTTGCTCTTGGGACATACTTCTTTATTTCGGGTAGAATAGCCCATTACAGCAAATTCCGATTAAAAAGAAATCCCCTGCCTGCTAAAAAAGCTGACAGGGGATTGGCAAGAAATAAATTAAGGAGCTGTTGTTGTAAGAGCGTTTGTCATCCGGCTTACGGTCATCTGTTGATGGAGCCATAAAGCCTCTTCGGAAAGCATCGCAAACTCTTCATCCGAGATGGTATTCAAATTGACGCCGGGAAAGTAGTGACGGATATAAATCGTCCGCTGGCGTATCCGTTGCTCATCTTTTACTTCCCAGCTTTGGATAAATTTACCAGAGCAGATTGACGGGTAGTGATAATTTCCGATAATTGCCCCATTAAACCGAATAAGAACAGTGATTCATTATCCACCAGTTCTTTGTCCCCGTCAAGGAAACAGTCTTTTGCCAAGGTGCGCATGGCAGTCACCTCATCCTTTTTGGAAGCGGCCATAAATTTTGAGAACTGGGGAAAGGTCGGTTCGGCGAGATAAGCGACATACACTTCTTTCTCTTCACAATCCGGATCGCCCCAGACCACCATCGGATAGACTTTTCTGAGTTTCTTCTCCGCTTTGATTTCCAAAGCCTTTTTTCTGATTTGCTCTTCCTGAGCGAGCGTGAGTGTTTTTTCTTCCATTGTTTCTAAAATTATGATTCAGCCTCAGACTACCTGCTTTCCGGAAAAAAAGTTTTATAGCAAAACAAATTTTCCTTGAATACCGCAATTCTTTAGCACTTCACTATTCTTTATATCAAATGAAATCAAACACGATGGTGCTCCGGCAGTCCCGCCACGTTCACCGCTTACATGATGAAAAGATAATCTGCCTTTAATGAATAAAATTGAATGTGCCTTTTTGAAAATCAATTCCTGAAACAACCTCGTTTCTGTTCGGGCAAAGGTCAGTGCTATCACATTCCGATGTTCGGCACAACGTTCTATAAACTGTGCAATCAAAGCCGTATCATAAGGAGGATTGCAAAACACCCGTCCAAACCACGGTTGTCTCAATCCATCGTCCTCAATAGTATAGTGATTTGCTGCCGTTGGCCAGGGTCGGTTTATAGGAGAACAAGGGTCCAAATCAAAATCACCCAGTTTTGCCAATAATTCCGGCGGTGTCAGCCATTCATTTTTGCCGGTACTCGAATTTCCTTCAAAAGTTACGTCCATTTATCTGTATTCCGTTTATTCTTCGGCACAGAATAGTTCAATAAAGACCGGATAGTTTATAATCAACAGAAGAAGGAAAGAACAATAGAAAACAAAAAAATAAGGGAACGATTTAACGATTCCCTTAGTCCGTATTCACAATAGAAGGAAAGTGATTATTCAAACAGCTTATCTAACTTCCTTTTAATTTCCTCCCGGCTCACCGCCCCAACCACTTTATCCACGACATCGCCATTTCGCAGGAACAATATCGTCAGTACATTCCGTATCTTAAACTGTACGGCCAAATCATTGTTCTCTTCTACATCGCATTTGCCGATATTTACCCGTCCCTCATACTCACGGGCAAACTCTTCCATCATCGGTGCAATGGCTTTGCACGGGCCACACCACTCAGCCCAAAAATCTATCACCAAAGGCTGTTCCGAAACTATTAACTTCGGAAAGTTATCTGTATTAATCTCTAACATTTGATTTTTCTATATATAATTAATGTATAGTTCTCTGTTTTTCAAAAGACTGCAAAAGTAGCCTTTTTACCCTATATACAAAAGAAGCGTTACCGTAAAAAAGTAACGCTTCCCAGTTTTAACTTTAAATCGTGTCCCCATCGCCGATTACGATGTCAAACGGGTTCAAATCGAACTCCTTAGTGATATTCGTATCGTCCTGCTGCGACTCTAAACCGTCTTCCGAGAAAATACAACCTTTCAGCGTGACTGTCGTTGTCGTCCAATCGTCGCTCGCCATAGGATTGGCAAAACTGACAATCAAATCGAATTCGCCAATATCCATCAAACTGCCGTAGCTACTGCGTAACATCTGCTGTGTTGCATAATCCATAGTGATTGATGCAGTGTAAGTTATATTTCCGAAACCTCTGCTCACCGGCTTTCCGCCCATGCCATAATTCGATTCGATTTTTCTCTTTTTATTCCACTTGATACCGGAAACCCCTTCAAGCGTACTACTTCCTTCCTCGATACCGAGGGCTGTCGATGCAAGGGTAATCATCGACCAGCTATACGCAACGTTATTAATTATAGCCATATTCTGCGATTATTTAGCGGTTAATGAAAGTCCTTCTTCGACATAAATCTTAACGGCAACACCCACCGGTACAATTACATAGCTGATACGGAGCGTATCATCCACCAACACATTTTGGTTCGCGTCGATATTCACGGCATAACCCGAAATTTCTTGTGCCGCTTGCATCTTTGCCAGTATGTCACCGATTAAAGTCTTGAAAGCTGAAATTTTAGAAGGAGCCAGAAATCCGGTGGCCGGATTCACCATCAAAGGAGAATTGACATAAGGCAACAAAGCGGCACGAACAGCCCGGCGGCTTTTGTTGATAGTACGGTTACGGGCAATTGTACGATAATCCCCCACGGAACAGGTCTGGTCTTTACTGATATAAATACCGTTTTCTCTCCCTGAATATTTTATCGGGAAAATATACCCCTTTTCGTCCAGGTCATCCAGCAACACGGGCGAAAGCGATTCGTACATATTCAGGCTCGTGAACTCTTCATCGGCAGTCAGATTAATATCTCCGAAACCGAGCTCGATATTCTGGAAATTATCGTCGAACAGATTGAACGTGCGTACCCAGGCTACCGATTCGTGAACATTGGCACGGGCGATTGCTCCCATCATAGCCCCAAGGAACCCTACTGGAGTATTATTCACGTTTCGCTTTTGCATCATGGAAACCCGAGCGCAACGGGCCTGACCGAATATAACACTGGTGCGGCTCGCTTCACAGATTGCGGTCGGTATTTTGTTCAGGTCGATTTGCTTTCCGTCGCTGGTGTCACTACCTGTATTAGACGGGTTGGCACACAACACAATCGAGAGGGGCTGGTGCAGGTCGGCCATTGCCACAGCCTTGTCGTTTAGTGTCTTGACAATATTCAGATTGTATTTCTCTTCCGCACCGTTCAATTTCCAGAGCGGTTGCTCCGTCCATACACCCAACTGGTTAATCAGCCCACCGGCGACACGCTGCATGACATCAATAGCATCCCATGAAGCGGAACAATCGGCGAACATGACATAGAGTTTACCATTGCCGTCCACGTTACCCGACATTCTAAAAAATTCACGAATGTGATAAGCGGGAATACCGTGCATGAAATTGACATTATTCTCGTCTTCTTCCGTTGTTTCAACACGTTCGATAATACCGAAATCCTGAATGGCCGATTTGAAGTTCGTGATGTAAAGTACATCATTGAGCTTCAACTTCCCTTCGTTATTCTTGCCGTACCCCTCCCTGAAAAGGTCGGGTTGCATAGACACGTCGAAGAGCAACCCGGTCACTTTTTCCTGACCGGATGCACCGTTGTAAGGGATATTCCCGTCGGTGTCTTTTATAATTACGTTTCCTATTGCCATAAATTACTGATTTTTAGATTTGAAGAATGGGTTTTTGTACAGTACGGCATCCCCTCGGATAGCGGCGGGAGTGTCGGGAGTATAGGCTCCTCCGTGACGGTCCACGTACAATGCCTCGTGAGCCGGGAATGATTGAAGTACGCCAAGAACGAAGCTATCCGGTTCCGGCTCACCTGGTTTCTCTTTCCCTTTTTCAGCGGGTGGAACAATTTGCGGTTGCGGTTCGGACGGCTGAATTGATGTATCGGTGTCAGTTGGTTGAAAGGATTCAGCCCCCTCCGGGAACTGTGTTTCTATGGGATTTTTTTGTTTAGCCATGATAAATGATGAATTAAAAAAGAGAGATGGAGATTGCTCCACCTCCCTGTGATTAAAAAATTTGATAAAATGGTTTTAGACTGTTTTCTTGTAAGCCGTATGAATGACAATCTCTCCCGGACGCACGATATTTACGTCCATTTTCATCCTGAGCTGGAAAAAGAATAATTCGGAATTGGATTGCAGGCGGTCTACTTTCAAGACTTCAGTGTCGTTGGCAAAATCTACACCCATCCAGAGATTCGACTCCATGCCGGTGTTGAACTCTCCCAGCGTAATCGTATGTTCGGGGATACCTACAATCGGTATGATTCTCTTGCCTTTGAAGCGGTAACGGTTCACTTCGGTATTTTCAGAATATTTCACCTGCTTGTCGGAAATGTACTGGTCGTAGGCATCCCAAGCGTCCCAGCCAATTACAAATGCAAGGCTTGTCTTTTTGCGGATCTGTTTAGGGCACTTTTTCCACATGGCGTAAAGGGCCTTCTCAACAGCCGCACCGTCGGTCAGTTCCGTATTTCCGGACACGATACACTGTCCCCCCGCGATAGTTGCAGCATCTGTGGCATTGACATTATCAATGATTCGTTTAATGATGCCGTCGAAATATTTTTCCTTATTTCTGCCGATTTGAATAGAATCTGCCGGAGCAGTGATACCGGCATTTGCCGCACCACCTTTAGCCGCCGTCCAGATAGCATTTCCGATGTACTCGTTCTTCTTATCCATCAGCAAGCGGAGCATCGTAGCCTGAATCTTGGGGTCTAATTCCCTAAAAACCAGATTTCCGTCGGGCTGGGCGAACTTCCAGTATTTTTCGTAGTCTCTGGGATTAAATTCGAGATAAATCATAAAATCAGAGGGCTCCAGATAACGCTCTGTAAAGGTGTATTCGTTCTCTCCGTTTTCACCTTTCTTCCCGTGGTTACTGGTAGGGGTCGGAACATTATCCTGGATAATGTCGCCTAACTTGATGGCAGGCAGCGTGTATTTGTGCTGAATGCCCGATTTGATATGGATAAGACCTTCTCTGAAAGTGTCGTTACCCTGCGCGGTATAGGAGATTAAATCTTCTAAGACTTCGCCATTATACCCGTTTTGCAAAAAAGTTGTTGTATCAGCCATTGTTATGGTAGTTTTTTGATTATTCGTTGATCTTCAGCTTAATCTGCACTACCGTATGCGCCAATACGTGTGTTGTGTCTGCCATCGGGCAACACGTCATATAATAAAGGTAGAAGTTACTGTATCTTCTTGAACTCGAAGTTTTCACCCACGACCTGCGTCACCTTTTCAGCTATCTTGTCCTCGGCGGTTTTCAATGCGCCTGCCGCTGCCTGGATATTCGCCGGATCACTGGCAATCTCTTTCGAAATCTGTTCCCGGTTCGGAATGGAAGCCAGTGTCCTTTCCACCAGTTCCGGATTGCTCTCGGCCATAGCCAGCCAACCCTCTCTTGATTCAAGGGTAATCTTACCGGCTTCGATAGCAGACTCGATAACAGACTCATTTTTCGCTTTCTTTTCGGCAGCCTCTTTTTGCTGGTAAGCCGAAAGCGATGCCGTGGCGGTGGTGAGGTCTTTCTGTAAATTGGTGATAGTGGCATCTTTTCCGGCTATCACGGTCTGGGCATCCGTGAGGGACTTTTCCGTCTCTTTCAACTTCGCTTCAACCGATACCAGAGTATTCAGACGGGCCATTACATCCTTCACTTCATAATTGTCTTTTAACCCAAGCGTAGCTGCAACGGCAGCGTATTCCGGTGAATTTGTCTTTTCTGTACTCATGTTCTTATTAATTTCGTGTAGATTAGTGGTTTCTTCATCAAAAAGTTTATTGCCCTCTTCTGCCGGAAGGGAAGCACTGATTGCAGTCATCAATGTTTGAATGCGGGTAACATCTTCAATCCCCGATAACTCGTTTTTCACACGTTCGCAAATCTGCTTGGAGGTGTGCAACACACTCTCTGCCGGGATGATTCCCGCCCGGACAGCTCCGGCTGCATCGAAAAAAGTTCCGTCTTTCTCTGCCGCCCCGTCCATGATTGCCCTGACAAGCTCGGCCTTCAAACCGAAGCGCTTGCGATAAATGGTTTCGATTTGCTTGGTAAAAGCCTTCACCAGTTCCGAAGGCTCTTTTTCTTCTTCGCCATCGGGCTGGAAAGGGTTGTGAATCATTAAAATGGAATAATCTCGCATCAAAGACTTATTTCCGGCTGCCCAGATAATCGAACCCATAGAGGCGGCCATGCCCTCGATGATACACTCCGTGGGAACCGTCGAGTTCTGAATGGTAGAGTATGTGCCCATGCCGTACAGCACGGAACCGCCCTCGGAATTGATAAGTACCCGGATTAGGGAAGGGCGGACTACATTCTCCAGATAATCAAATTCATAATTAAACTGGGTGGTAGAGTCTTCTGTTACTTTGCCAAAAAAGCGGATCGTCGCGATTCCCCCGTTTTTAGCTTCACCGACTACGTTTTTAAATTTTTCCGTATCCATAAATTTATTTTGCGGCAGAATAGGCATTTCAAAACAAAAAAGTTTTTTCGGGAGGCTGAGGAGCGTGGGTACGTGGACGCGGGCACGTCAAGAACGGAAAAGAATCAGAAAAAGACTTTTTAAGAAGCTGGGAAAATAGCTGGTTTGAGTAATAACCTTAGCAGTCTTCTGCTTGAAGTGTGATACTGGAAGTGCCTTGAAGCTCGTAAGAACAAGAATACTTCAAAAGGAGTCCTTCATAGTTCCCACAAGTGGAAACTATGAAGAAAGAGAAGAGAGAAAGGGGTATAAAAGTAATAATCTTCACTTCGTTCAGATTATACTTTTATACCCCTAATGACAACCAAATATCCCTTGCGGTCTATTTGGTTGTATTGATTTTATAAGTTCCTTTTATAGAGATAATATTATAATATATATAATAATACATGGTAGTTGCCGAAATTAAGGTAATCGGAATATAATACTATCAACCAGTATGTTACAAAAAAGAGATGCAGCTTTGTCGTACATCTCCTTTCCTTTTGAAATCATTTTCCCTTATTCCTGCAAATTTGGATTCACATAACAGAAATGCCGTTGCCGGTCCACCATCCATTTGTAAACCTGAAACCCTTTCATACGGGCATACTTCCCGACGTTCACCCGGTTGATGTGCTTAAAAGAATGTTGAGCCATGTGTGCGGCCATTTCCTCATACGTCATTATTCGCTTTAGTTTCATACAATTGAATTTAATTAGTGTAAACTAAGGCAAGATTAGTTCAACTGGGAGCAATTAGTTTAATCCGGAACTTTTTTATTGCTATCCACCCTCGAAATAACTGAATACCTCTTCAATCACGGGTAAATTTTCTTCTGCCAGCCATTCCTTCGCCACATTATAGGCCAACCCTTTACTGAAACTATAATTTTCCTTTGTGATTGAATGGTGAGATAAACGCCCTTCCGTAGGTTTCAGACCTTTATTATGAAGTTCGCACAATCCATCGTGATAAAAAACACACCAGCCTTCCTCTGTCGTGACAATCTGCACCATGACAATAGGGTGTCTCATCCGTCCCAAAAGCATACCCACACACCAGAAACTTACAGCAAGTTTATCCCGGTAACCGGCTTTTATCAACCGTAATATATCCTCCGGTGTACCTAAACAAGGGGTCCGGCATTGGTTACGGCAAGCCTCACATTTGCAGGAACTGGGTTTGCGTCCCGTCTTACGGATTATTTTATGAATGATACTTTCCCCCATATTAATATTCTTCCGGATGTTTGGAGCGCCATAACTCAAGAATATACTCACGACCGGCAGGAGTCCACCGTTTAACGCTGCCGGTAGGATAAACCTTACCGTTCTTTCTCTCCCACATATACGGCACGTCACATTGCAAAGCCTGATAAGGAGTGAAAACCACCCATTGCTTCTTTTCAAACTTCACGATATTATTTTCTGCCAGAAAACGATGCAACTGGACAGTTGTAATTTGCAGCTCCTCGGCAATTCGCCCGCTCTTAAAACAATCCCGGTCTTCCACGTACTCCTTATAAAAAGCGACTTTAGGTTCGTCTTCACGAATCTTTTTCGCTTGGTCCGCGGCCAACATCAAAGCCTCTTCAAAATTCTGCGGAACGGGAAAATTACTCACGGCTTCGCTGAAACTGGAACAACGGTCGCGATGAACCGGCATCGATGCGTAACCCTTGGTTACTAATTCTTCGATACGACTGTTACACCAGGCAGAAAAATCCGGGGACAACCAACGGGCGAACTCCATGGCAAGCGATTCCTCAATCCAGGTCGCCCCGGTGTTTCCACGGGTAGTCATAATCTGACTTCCTAAAGAAATTGAATCCCCCCGACGTACAAGTGCCTCTCTGAACTCCTGTGTCGCTGCAAGACGTAACCACTCCGCTGGTAACTTCCCGAAACTACGGGCCATCTGCGTGGCATTAATCATCGTTTTTCCGCCATCCGTCTTAAAAGTAATTGGAAACTTGTCCTGATAATTGAAAATGATTGATTCTCTCGTTTGGGATTGGAGGGGTGGCCTGACCGATATATTCGATTCCATACCTACAGGCAATCCATTAATCCATTCCTGCATACGGTCACATACTTTTGCTATCTTACCGTTTTCCGTTCGGATAACCCGAAGCAGGTTATGCACGTCGTAAGGTTTCACTCCCCAGCGGTTACGCCCCCCTTCTTTGAAAGGTACTCGGAAAGAGGTTCTACAAATCCGCATCGCCTGACCGCTATCCATCATACATACACGGTCTAATGCTTTTAACAGGTCATTCAGGCAAAGCCAAACAACGGTTTCGTCTTCATGGAGTATCGCGCGAATGGATAACTCCTCAAAATTCAAGCTCTTTAAAATATCATTTGTCATCATGGTCGTTATTTTCAATATGGTTGTTTTTACATTTCTGGTCATTTATCTTTTTACGTCTTGCCATCTCCCGGACGGAATGATAGCGTCTCTCAACATGACACATCTGGTCATAATCCTGCAATTTCAACGTATCTAAATCCGTAATTTCAATCTCAATGTCCGGATGAATATGCCTAAAATAAAAACTGCCTGCCGAAATATATCTTCCTGTACAGGCAAACGATATCGCCTGCGCGTTAGTTTTGGATATTTCTGAGGCGCTTCGAATAGATCGGGTTATACCGACTAAGATGTAAGCCCCGTTAAATATCAGAACGGGCTTAGGTTGATGAAATGGACTTCTCTTCATTCGTCTATCAATTTAAGTAATTCGTCTTTCGTTAATCTGTTTCTGATTGCCTGTACAATACGAGTGTCCGAAAGAGTAACACCATCCAGAAATAGTTCTGACATCCTCTCTGTCATATAAACCCCGAAAGCTGGGTCTATATAGCCGACGAAAAGCAAGGCCAAAGACTGATCAATTAATACGTGCCCCGTTGCCTCATCCGTTACCATAATCTCGTAGTCCGGTATCTCGTAAATATCCTTTACACTCTCGAACCAAAAAGAAAACTTTCGGGCGAAATCAATTGCCGAATGCTTCTTACTGTCACCTTTTTCAGCGATGTAAGTTGTTGCGTCAAAATAGATTAACCCTTTTTCGGATGTTCCGAAAAGCAATTCCGGGAACTCCATGTACTTTATCGTAAATGGAGCTTTTGTTCTAACTTTCATTCATAACTTCCACTTTGTTTTAAATTTGCTGCTGCAAATATAGATAAAAACACGTAATAAATTTAAGTTTTTTGCTCTTTAAATATTTGTGTTTCAGTTGATTATAACACGCAAACGAACACAATGATACTATTTCAATGTACATACAAAATGAAAATTTCCCGCCCTGTCTCCGACTGGAATGCAACCAATCCGATGTGTAAGTAAATAATGCCATCAACATTTTTTTTCGGATAAAGGTATTCTGTACGAAATAACAATAAATGCAAGTAGTTACATCCGAAAATTCATTCAATGGAGAACTGTTGGAAAGCATCTTTCGCACTTCCAAAAAAACTATCGTCGAATACGTTCGCGAAATCGAACGGAATAATCGTTATAAGTCAGTTCGACAAGACATTACGTTAGGAACGATACTGGACGACCGCTCACGGTTAATAGACCTCTACGAAGCCTGCCTCGAACAGGACGCACATATACGCTCCGTCGTAGAAACGTTGGAATCCCAAATCTTAGGAGATCGGTACATGCTGGCCCGGATCAATGAAAAAGGAAAATACATCAAAGACGTAAAATACACACAGAAAATTCAAGGCACACAATTCGATAAAATTGTCAGAGGAATCGTTGAATCCAAACTCTACGGCTACACGCTGATAGAGATAATGCCTTATATCGATCCCAAGACCGGGAAATTGGCAGAAGTCAATCTGATTGAACGGAGAAACGTACTGCCCGACCAGTACACCGTGGTCAAACGGCAAGGTATTTGGTTGCCCAACTGGAATATAGCCTCGCCTACATATAATCAAAACTACATTTTGATAAATTCCGGTACAATCGGCTTATTTTCAGCGACAACACCTCTTATCTTGGCGAAAAAATTTACCGTCGCAAATTATGTCAACTTTGGAAGCACGTATGGACAACCGATTATCCATGGGAAGACCATCTCAGAAAGTAACAGCGACCGTAAACGCCTGGCGAACGATATTGCCAATGCCGCACAAAACAAAGTGGTAATCACGGGGATAGACGATGAGATAGACATCAAGACCTTCACAATGAGCAACAGCGAGAAAATTTATACCTCGCTAATTGAATTTGCCAATAAAGAGGTTGCCAATTTGATATTGGGTTCTGAATCAATGGCAGGTGGTATGCAAAGTTACGTTGGAAGTACGAAAGCGCATCAGGATATTTTCAGAGACAGGATCGAGGTATATCGCAGGTTTATCGAAAACGTGATGAACGAAGAAATTATACCTCGCTTGGTCGCAATGGGTTATATTCCTGATGGATTGGAATTTAAGTATTCCAACAGGATTGAAATGAATAACGAAGATAGAATCAAACTCTATCAGTTAATCACAGATAAATATGAAGTCAGTGCCGACGAAATTGAAAAAGAGTTCGGTATCAACGTGGGAAAACAACTCAACGTCATCCCCACAATGGGGGCAGCAGGAACCGGAACACCTGTTCCCTCTGGAGGAACCCATGACAGAGGCATTATGTCGGACGAAGAGTATTTTAGGCGCTACGGTCATTCCAGAGGCAGCCGGATAGCCAACTTTCTAAAAGAGTAATCACATGGCAGAAAGAATAGAAATAAAACAGGAAGACAAAAGCCGGGAAGAGTATTTACTGGTCCTCGATGCGTTCCGCCGCATGGTCTATAACTTCGAGAACAGTGCCGAACGCTGGGAGGTATTCGATGACATCGTTACCTTTCGGGCATCTTTCCTGATTGACCGGGCACTTTCTGGTTTACGGATAGATTTTGACCGGGCTTTGGAAATACTGAAAGGGGGCAACAACCATATAACGGCAAGGGAAGAATCCGAACGGGACACCCTGATAGCCGCTATCGACAATCTGGTCGATTTCGCCACAGCCGAGGAAACGGCTATGATGCGGGATTTGCCCGACAAACTTGATTTGAAAGATATGGAAACATACGAAGAAGTTTGTCGGAAATATAACGAAACCTATGCGGAAACAGAGAACAGTCAGGTTCTTCATGCAGCCACTATCGCCGCATGGTGGATGGGAACCTCTGCCGAAACCATTATTACATTCAATACGCAGTCTGACGAACGGGTTAGGCCCTGGCATCTGTCGCATGAAGGAGTATCCTATCCTAAAAGTGAATTTCCTCCCGAACTCATTCCACCGATAGAATGGGGTTGCCGGTGCTTCTTGACAGCGAATGGTTTCGGTTCTGTTTATGGTGCTGTAATTAAACCTGATTTCAAAGGAAAAATAAACCCGGTATTTGCCGAAAGCCTGGCAACGGGTGGACGGATATTCTCACCGGCTCACCCGTATTTCTCACATACACTGCCGGTAGAAGCTCTGAAAATCAAACAACGCATTAAAACCAAATTCGGAATAGTATGCCTGCAATAACACTGGATGAATTTTGTAACCAATGGGCCCGTGGCAAAGATGTTCGTCCATTCCATAGCCTGCTGGCAAAGAATGCCGAGGATTTTGTCACCCTGGCCGGAGAATATGCCCTGAGTCGTTTTCGTACCTCTTTTGCCGAAGGTGGTTTTTACGGCAGCGGAACAAAATGGGCACCCCGTACTTCCAAGTGGGGAAAGAAATTCACGCATCCGGTATTGATTGACAGTGGAGAATTGAAAAGTAAAATCAAAGGACAAAAAAGCGAACTCGGCGCATACAGCGCGTTCGGAAAACGGGACTACCGCCGACGCTACCATTACGACATCTGGACGGAAGAAGAAAGTCAGACCATGGAGGGGCATCGTGGAAAGAAAAAAGGAAAATACAAGAACTACGCAGCCGTACACAACACCGATCCAAAGTTCGGATTATATACAGTGCGTAAAAACTCGCTCAAACGTCCGGTGCATAGACAATTTATAGGGCACAGCCCCAAACTGCTTGATGCTATAAACAAATTATTCGTACCAAAAATATTTGATGGATTTCCCAAATGATTAAAGATAAGAAACAACCCGAAAAGCCAGTCGAATCGCCGGAACAGCCGACCATTCAGACCCCCGAAGCAGTACAAAAGAACCCTTTTGTGGAAATGTACTATGCCGTTAAACGAGCGATACTCACCATCCGGGAAGATCCGGAAAACCCGCTATCGCCCCCGTTCTTCAAAACCATTGCCATAGACAACGGACAATACCTTCGTATCATCCGGGACACCAACATGGAAATGGAAGTAGCGTTTCCCGCTATCTTCGTCCATTTCGTCAATGTCCGCTACCTCGTCCAGCAGCAAAGAATCGGCGAAGGACGGGCAACCATGCGAGTACGTTTCATCCTCAACAACCTCAATAACTCCGACCCGGATCAGGAATGTATTCCGTTCGATGTCTTCCAACAGGTAAATGTCGCCATTCAGGATGCTAAAAACCATGAACCGGCACTTAACGAGCGCTGTAATTTAACCTACTTCGACATGCCGCAAACCACTAACATGCTCCAGGCATACTGGGTAGATTACGAAGTTTGGTTCCGTGAGACCTCAGCCTGGAAGTACAAAGACTGGATTGAGCGTTACCTCGTCATGCCACCCTTCACCAACCACTCCGATGCCCCGGAACACGACGAGTCTGCCCACGGCAACCATTCCCGGCCAACCTACAAACAGGCCACCGGCTACGTTCCTTCCGTCGAAGTCGATGAACCGGAAGAGTCGGAATAGTTTCTATTTAGCGAGTAAAATACAGATTCGATAATATATTACTTCATTTTTGTTGTCTGGCAGTTTACTTTTGTTAGCAATTGTTTAAAAGAAAGACGAATACTTGCTATATTTGTACTGATTATAAATCACATAGAATAATAGTGTGGTTATTGTTTAACTGTCGTTTTTATTGAAATGAAAAAGTATTTGTCAAGCGAGGTCAGAAACCGTATTAAACAGGAATCCCCAGAACTGCTTCCTGATTTTCGATCTATTCTTAAAGAGTGGATTAATCACCGCTATGCTTGGATGGCTATTGTGATGTTTACGATAACCGTATTTTTTTGTGGACATTACATTAACTTCGAATCGTTGAATATAATCCGAATAGAGAATGATAATATTAAACCAATGGTAGAAAGCCGGACTACAAATATAGTCGCTATGATAAGTATATCATTCGCTGTTATTGGTTTTTTGATTTCTAATTTGGCAATAAAAGGAAACAAGTCATATAACATACTCTTTCGCAGAACATTTTTTTTACCAATCATATACTTTTCCCTTACACTGATGGGATCTTTCATTATTCTTACAGCCTTAAAAGACCATTTAGACATTCAAATATTAGGTCGCATATTGTACGTAGGAATATTCTTGATGTTAGTAGATATTGTTTTGATAGGAATCCTTTTTAGCAAACTTATTGTTTTCACCAACTCCAAGCAATTATATAAAATGATATGTGCGGATCTGTCAAATGAATCCAAAAGTAGAATATATCAGTGGGTTAAAAAGGAAAAGAGTAAACAAATTATTAATAATATAGTATATAATAAAAATCCTTATCTTTTTTCGGTAGAATATCATAGTCAACTTATTGATATAAAGAAAAAACCTTATCTAAAAGATATTAATATAAAAAATCTCCAAGCAATAATAACAAGAAATAAAGAGAAACAAATCTATCAAAACGAACTTTTTTTAGGAAAAGATTTGACTAATGATAAGGAATTATTCTATACACTCCCCGACAACAAAGAATCAAGCCCTTCATTGAAACTTTTTGGAGAATTGAATTCTACTGCCATATTTACAAGATATATTAAAGAGACATCTTCCGAAACAAGAGAATATATAAAAAATGAAATTTCAAAACTGATAGAAGCAGACGATTATAGAAGTGTTGAACAACTTTTGGCTGAATACGCTAAAGTCGCTCAAATGAAATATTTCGAAAATGTATTACTTGAAGAATTTTTATCGGATATTAAAGAACTTATTCATAAGGCAATCAAATATGATGCACTTGAATCCTTTAACAGGCTTGATGGATTCATCGTTAATGTATTGATTTCTGCCATAACTGAAAAAAGTCTCATTAACTTTAATCGTTTCTTAGGACTTGTAAAAGTTTACTATACAGCAACAAAAGACCCTGGCATTGGTAATAAAACTTCAAAATGGAGTCGTGAATTATCGGCAAGAAGAATCCGAGAAATAATATGGGCAATTGACAGCTTGATTGAAAAGCAAAATGATATTAATGCAATACAATCATTCACTGCTTTTACGTATTATGGATATTTGCATTTTGCCGATCTGCTCAAAATGAATATAGATTTTAAAGATTTGGCTTGTTTTGAATTTAGTTGCAATCAGTTAGATAATATAAAACTCGGTAGCAGGTATGATAATTTCGGAGATATAGGATACGAATTGAGATATTTTGAGGATAAGCAGAATAAACGCATTTTTATTGAGAAAAGGATGTCCGATTTCTATCATTTTTGTTGTTTGATTGGAATAAAATATTGGCTATATTGGCTTTATAACAACGACCAGATATCAGCAACCTCTCTCAAAGACTATTTGAATTATATAAAGATAGAACCAAATCGGCAAATTCCTCGGTTTTGGGAAATGGAATTGTTATTCTCGAAACTCAATTCACCATTAGTAATGACATTCTTTAATTGGGGAATGTGGACTTATTATGACGAATCGCCTAAAGAAGGGGAAGTCTATACCATAACTTCATCAATTGATTGGATATTTTTAGGATATGCCGTAGATATTATTTTGGCAGATACATTATCACCGTTTGATGGTGATGTTGATCTATCCCAATGGGAAGTCAAGGTTGGCTCTAACAAAGAACATTTCTTAAATCTATTGCTTCAAAAATTATCACTGGTGGACACAAATATTGAAAAGTGGCGTACCTACTTTGAGAAAGACTCTCTTGCGATAGATCATATTAAAAAGCAATTGGAAGAAATGCAAGAAAATAATAAACGCCAAATCATTCAGGCAGATATTGCACCTACAAAAGTGATTAAGTTCAAAACAGAAATGCAAAAGGCCTGGAATCCTGCTGGCATTGATGAAAGCCGATTTGGGGATTTTGCTATAATTGATTTTACAGAATATACTACAACAACAGAAGAAAAATTGGCAGAAAGGACAAAATGGACTATTGAAATTGACAATGGGAAACGTATGTTTGTAGATGGAGCCTCAGAGAACTTCACTACCTTGTCTTCTTTTGTGTCAGATTTTAAAAAGAGATTCAATGATGATATTCTCCGCTCCATCATTCAGAGTCAAAAAGTGGTCTCAATAGAAAAAGATTGGGATTTTATTTCAACGATATTGGAGTCCAATCTTGGCGATGGTAGTATCGTCATCACCAGCTTCAATCTTGCCCGTGAAATATATGAGAGGTATCCTGGAGCAAAGATTAGGATCACTAACAATCGAAGTTTTAATAATACGCTTATCATTGTTGACATGACATCTGCATTTAACATACAAGTATCAAAAGATACAGAAGGAAATATATTGAATATAGGCGTTAATACTGTCTCCCATGAACAGGCGGAGGCTATATCTGACCACTATTGTACTGATAAGGGTCAGAAAGAAATCATAACGAATAATCTAATGAACCAAATAATCATTGATATTGAAATCTCGTGGAATATAAAGGTGAATAAAATGTCAGCATGTACGATACTTTATCTGAAGCAATAACTTTATTGCTTGAAATTTATTATTCTAAACAGAAAATATCTGTTTAACTCAAAAAAGACATAAACCAGACAAGAAAGTATTCTAAAATAAAGAAAATAAGATTCACATATACAACTATAAACAATCTTCCACTCAAAATCTATATTAGGTATATACGTCATAGGTATTAGAAATAATCTATTAACTACCTTATCTAAGAAGTAGTTACATAAGCTGTTTTACTTCATAATATATACATCAAAAATAGCATCTGTTCGCTGTATAGGGTGCAGGTCTATTGAACCACTCGAAGTAAAACCCCTTTCCCCATCACATTCTTACCTAAAATAAGTAAGTAAATTTTTAAAATGAGACTTGAAAATTCGCCCTTTGGAAGCGTATGCCATCCGCACCGGCAGGCATACCCTCCCTTGTCTTTTTTTTCTTCTTTCAATCCGATACATATACTGATTATCAGTTGTTTATGTGGTTTACTTTTGTACAAAGTAAACCTTTTTACTCTTTAATCACCTTCACAACTTTCAATTTGTAACCAAAAAAAATATTTTCTTTCTGTTTTCCCTATTACATCAGTTTCAACTAATTGATTTTAAATTAATTACTATCAGTTTCACTTAATTACGCTTAATTATTCGGATAAAAACGATTAAAAAAAAATTTAAGGGAAATAATATTTCTTTTAAATGATTGATATTCAATTATTTACAAACAATCCTTCGCGTGCGCGTGTGTTCTCATCCATTTTAGAAAGGATTTTGACCGTCCCTAAAAAAAATATTTTGGAAAAAGTTTGGAAATAGAAAAATCAATATTATCATTAAGCAAGTCCAACGGGAAACAACAACCCAAACAAACGGACTTAAAACAGTATCAAAAAAGCGAATAAAAAAGCTGATACGAAAAACGCTCTTTGACAAACAGTAAATTAATCACCCGTAACAAGGTGAACACACACAAAGCACTGTTATAAGGTTTATAATCTTATACGAGTTGTATCTGATACGCTCTGTTTTGTCCCTATGTTTTTACGATTGACAAAATTTCTTTTTAGCAAAGTTGAAAAATTTTGCTAATCCAAAAAAAACGTATAAAAACGTCAAAGGGGAAAATACACCCTTTTGCGAAGAAATAAAAAAGTAGTTATTAACAATCTAATTTTAAAGAAAATGAAACAATTAGTTATCAATGTAGTTAAAGATACTACAATCAACGATTTAGTATGTAGCCCGAATGTTATTTTGTTGGCAAAACAGAGTACAACAAACAACGCAAAAACGGGTGAAGTGACGACAAATGTACGCTTTATTGAAGTGTGCCAAGTAGAAAAAACGGATGCTTTGACTATCGTTCAAAGTCTGTTAAAGTTCTGTATTGCAGAGTATTTTGTTTGTAGAGATTTAGAAAAAGACTTTGCAGATACCAATATCAAGCAAAGAAAGTTGTTCAACCAATTTTTAAGCGGTAACACAATTTACCGTACCAATTCGGAAGGCAAAGTTTCAAATGCGCTTGTTTCGGAAGTACCTTTCAGCCAAACAGCACTAAAAGTAAAAGATTATCACACTATTACAATGTGCAAAAAAGAAAACTTGAAAGCTGCCATCTATCAGCATTCAAAAGCGATTTTGTCGCAATGTGAGTATCTGCGCATGATTGTTAAAAAAGCAGAAAGTTTGGATGCAACGCAAAGCGAAACAACCGAAAAAGCGACACAAGCCAAGCGCAAAACAGTCAAAACGGCAACGGGAACGGCTTTTGTTCCCACTGCATCCGCTGCAATGGTAGCCGCACCCGCTGTTTAAAAACAAGCCGTTTGCCTCATGCAGACCGTACCCAAAAAGGTACGGTCTGCTTTTTTATACCTACTCATCTCACCTGTGTTTGCTTTTTTGTGTACATACTGCATTAAAATGTTACGCAAAAATTTTTCCCCGGCGAAATTACGGGAGAAGTACGCCCTAACGTGAAGTGGTTTCGGATGTAAATTTTCACAATCAAAAAACAGTAAAGCAATGAAAGCTAAAGATATTCTCGACAATTATTGTCGGTTGTATAGGGTAACTATGCCCGAAATTAACCCTGCGGAAACGCAATATTTTGTAACAATTTCCCCGGATGGTGCGGAAGTGTTATACCTGCGTAAAGCGTCAAAACTTCTGGGGCAAATCATCGGGGCTGCCATGAAGCGGGGCACTGTTTTACACGTCCGCAACGGGGCAGTATCTCCGCTGACATGGGAGAACTGGAAACAGACATGGAACAAATTGTTTGCGCCAAAGGTGCGCGACCGCAAACCCGCCCCGATGCCCAATTATTCACGTCCTTATAAATCGAAGATGTTTGAGGAAGGGCAACAAAGGAGCGCACATAAAAAGCCGCAAAAGCATGGGTTTGAATGTACTTTCGTGGCAAACAAGTCCATGAATTTACTCACACCCGCCAGAGTTCCCAGCATTCAGATAGGGGGATAATTGCGACCTTTCGTGTGCATAAATATGTGCCCCGTATATACCCCTTTGCCGAAGCCATGCCAACATGGGCTCCGGCTTTTTTACACCCTGTATATTCCGGCGTGCTGTATGTGAACGTATAAAAAGCGACCAGGCAACCGCAAGTCACTGTAACCGTAGCACCACTGTACGGAAGCGGTCAGACAAGCTGGTCAGTATGCAGGTAGTGGGCTGGAATATGCCTGCTATCTGCTACTTTTTATATGCCATTCTTATGTGGCAACGTGTAATGTATGTCATTTTTCCGGCGGTTTCTCACGGGCTTTAATATACACTTTGTCAGGATTGTACCCTGAATAGTCCACACTTCAAATAAACTTCAACTTTACTTCTTTGCGTCGTGATGACGTCCGTCCCACCTCTGAAATAACACGGCTGGCGTAGTGCAACAGGGTTGCATAAATCATACTTAACTGTATGGGCTACGCCCCGCTGTTATCCTGACAAGAACGGAGAAGTAAAAAGATTATGCCAATTTTATAAACAACTCAATATGATAGAAGTATTTAATCTCGAACGCACAAAAAGTCTTGGGTGTTTCGTAAACTTTAAGAGTGCCAAAGGTACGCTTAACGGACTTATCGCTTCGGGCGAACTCTCCGGTGAAAATCCGGCGGTGCTGGTTTGCAGCTATAAAAATAATGCAATGCAACGTGAATACATTGCCACTTATTGCGGAAAATGGCGTGTCCCGGCATCGCACAAAATGCCTCACATCGCACAAAAAATCGAAGGGGTTCGCCGTAAGGTCAAAAATCAATGTTGCAAAATCTACGAATTGCCGGTGGACTGCTTTACAGAAGCGTTTCCTGACTGGATAAATGGCACTTATCAACCAGTAATTTGAGAATGAATCCGCAAAAAAACAAGTAACCTTAAAAACCAATGCCATGAAAAAAATCTATTGTTTTATCAAGAAGTACGAAGACCAGATTTCAAACATCGTGTTTGTGACGGGATTATTAAGTATAGCGGTAGCTGCCTACTTTATTTTCACCTGCCCACGGATGCCATGTTTCGGCTTCTGATCCGGTAGTGCAGTCCCAACTTTTGCAACTTCCCGGTGAAACGCCGGGAGTGCATACTAAAATATGTCGATTATGAAGATACAATACGCTTCTGACTTGCATCTGGAGTTTGATAAAAATTCCCGCTACCTGCGAAAACATCCTATCGTTCCGGTGGGAGATATATTGTTGCTTGCCGGAGATATAGGCAATCTTGGGGAAAGCTATATGAAGCATCCCTTTTGGGATTGGGCTGCCGGTCACTTCCGGCAAACGTTGGTAGTGCCCGGAAACCATGAGTTTTATCTGGGCGAAGATGTTGCCTCGTTTCATACGGGTATAGTGAGAGAGATACGTCCCAGCGTGAAACTATGCTATAACTGCGTAGTAACAATAGACGACGTGGATATTCTGCTCACGACACTTTGGGCGCATATCCGTCCCGAAGATGATTTCTGGGTGCGGCGTGGTGTAGCCGATTTCCAATGTATAAAATATGACGGAACGGTATTCGATACTACCCGGTTCAACGAAGAACACCAAAGAGCAATGCTATTTTTGGACGCTGCCTTGAAAAAGAGCAATAATCCTAAACGGGTGGTTGTTTCTCACCATGTACCGACAGAATTGTGCATGTCACCCAGGTTGAAAGGGAATACGATTAACGGTGCTTTCGTCGTGGAATTACATGATTTCATTTATGATAATCCTATTGACTACTGGGTATATGGTCATTCGCACTATAATATGCCGGAAGTGGAGATAAACGGAACAAAAGTAATATGTAACCAGCTTGGCTATGTTAATGCAAACGAAAAAAGGAATTTTAATTCTTCCGCGTATTTCGAGATTTAGTCAGTTAAAAATTATCATAAAGACATAGTGCATAGCGTCTTATGTCTTTTTGTCTCTGCCGGGATTCTGCCTGAATCTCGGCTTTTTCATGCCTCTATGAAAAAAATCGCATTGAGTTTAACCGATGCAAACTAATATCAACTAATCTAATTACAAATCACTAAAAAATAAGATTTATGCCAAACTGGTGTTTTTCCTCGTATGTATTCGAGGGCAAAAAAGAGGAAATTGCAGACCTCCATAAAAAGCTGCAATCATTGACGGAATTACCTACACCCCTTGTCGAAAATGATTTCGGGAAGCTATGGTTGGGATGTGTGGTCACGCTATTTGGTGGTGATTGGAATGTAATCAACTGCCATGGGAATATAGATAGCCTAAACGAACCCAAAGAAACAATTTTAAGCCTGACGACTTCTACTGCATGGAGTGATATACCTGAAGTCTGGGATTTTGTGCTGAAACAATATCCGTCAGTCAAATACTATTTCTGTGCCGAAGAATCCGGTAATTGCTATTACTCCACAAACGATAAAGAAGGTAAATTTTTCTCTGACCGCTTCATCGTAGAACAAGATGACGCAGATACCGAATATTACTCGGACGAATCGGAACTATTCGAAGATATTGCTAGCCGAACATTTACCTCTATAACTTCACGTGCAAAAATGGATGACGCTATAATACAATACAATGCAGCACATAAAGAGAAAGAAATTTACGTGAACGAATATACTGTAATATAATATTGTGCAACAAAGCAATGACAAAAACAAATTCATTAAAAAAGTAAAACAATGAGTCATTTTATAGTAATGGTAATCGGGGATGACCCCGAAGAACAGTTAGAAGAGTTCGATGAAAACCTCGTGGTTGATGAATATGAAACAGGAGCCGTTTCCGACACGGATAAACAGGAAATGCTGGATTATTATGCAGGAGAAGGGCATATATTTTCATCATTCGACGAGTGTTACAAGCAATTTGGAGAAGAATGGGACGGTGGAAGATGCCGTAAGGATGCAAACGGTATCTGGCAGGCATACTCCACTTACAACCCCAATTCCAAATGGGATTGGTACGAACTGGGTGGACGTTGGAGCGGTGAATTTATCATACTCAAACCGGATGCAACAAGCGGAATATATGGTAGTACGGGATTAGGCGATAGAGCCCCCGGTATTGACGCCGCCCTCAAAATTGATATTGACTTTGATGCCATTCGCAAAAAATACGAAGACGAAGGCCGTAAATACTATCAGGAAATTGTGGGAAAATGTGGAGGCACTATTCCCAAACTCGATTTACCTTGGGAAAACATTCGCGATGGAGCACAATATAAAAATCTTACCATTGACGAAAAACGAGCATTGTATCATGCCCAACAGTCTGTAATACAATGGGAAGAAGCCGGATTTAATAAAGAGTTTTACGGTCCTCAATTAGAAGATTTTCAATGTACGGAAAATGAGTACGTACAGCGTTGTGTGGCTAATTCCTTTGTTCCGTATGCCTTTGTTATCAATGGGGAATGGTATGGAAGAGGCGATATGGGCTGGTGGGGAGTATCCTCGAATGAACTTCCACAAGAGGTATGGGAAAATAAAGTATGGGAAATGGTAAAGACCCTTCCAGATGATGCTTTTATATCATTCTATGACTGTCATATTTAACTCCATATTAATAAAACGATATAAAAATGGCAAAGCTACGAACCTTTCACGGAACCGATGCCAATAAAGCAACCAGCCTCTTTGAGTACGGTCTGCTTATGCGGTGGAAATCCGAACAACGGAGCTGGCAATGTATTTACCGGTGTGAATGTCCTCCGGGCAGTACACGATATAGCTATGGCTGGGTAGATGAAAAAACGCTTGATGAAATCTTCACGAAAGACTGGGGTGTCAAGCACCTCAAATCATTCATGGACTTCTGTGGAAATAGCTGGGAAGAATGGAAAGAACTTACCATGTGTCAGCGTGTCAGCGACTTCATCAGCTATTTTGGATCAGGTGAGTTATTCAGTACGGACCCCGAAGGTGGATATAGTGTCAAAGAAATATGCAAGAAGTTGAAAATTAAATATTACGAAGAGTATGAGCAGGCTTAACTATTACTACCTCGACTATCTGTGCCGTGAAGTCGGATTAACCCGTAGCGATATAGAATCTGTCCCGGAATCTGGAAGCGGAGACGACGCTTGTTCTGTTATTGCCGACAAGAAGTATGTGCAAAAACAACTTGCGGAAATCAATGATGGACAACTGTTCGATGCTGTAAAAAGCCTCTGCGATAACCCCGGATTAACCTCTCGAAAAAAAGCTGTCATGTACATTGTCTGGATGGTGGCTCTCTCGATTAAGGAAGAAGAATTTACCAATCAAAAAACAGAATCACCATGCCAGAAGACAAGAGAACGATAAAAGTAAGGCTTCACCATATTGAATACGGTGTTTACCTTGAAGTATGGAAAGTCCAGACAGAAGAAGGCAGCCCCAAACGATATGTAGGGCGGGACATGAGTTGCGGCGACCGCCTTTGGAGTGTCCTGTGTGACGCTCCGTATGGAAGCTGCGAACCGGACTGTCATCTCAGCAAAGCCGTTGAGATTATTGTCTGCGATAAAAATTGGAACGAACAACTCAGAGATGGAAACGACCGGGAACTCTATCCTGAAAGTTTCCCAACCCTTGAAGAAAAACACGATGCTGAATGGGCAGCCGTTAAAAAACAAATCCCCGGTGTAACCAGAGAAGGTTTCACAGCATGGATAGAAGCCAAAATACCCAGGTACGTCAGTGATATAGACCGTCTTAACTGGCAAAATTCAAACCGTTATAAAGTCATAGATACAGAAATACTCCGCCGTTTTACATGGTTGGGCGAACACTATGTCGTTCTCCGCCAGACCCATGAACATACGATGTGCGATGCGATTTGGTACGTGTATTTCACACGCAAGGAAAAGTTGCAACAATACGAGTCGCTAACATTTTTCTACGGCTATGAATATGGCGACCAACTGATAAACTCGCTCAAAGAGAAACTCACTAAAAAATAATACGACGAATAATCAAATATCGAATTATGACAGATAAAATCCTACAAATGTTTTTCGACATCGACAGGTGGACGAAAGCTATTGAAAAAGGTGTATTCAAAGATATTCGTAAGGATCAACTTATATTATTGACTGATGAACACACCAGAGTAAAAATTGCAGATGCCATGCTAAAGGGGAAGTACGAGATTTCACCTCCCCATACGGCCCAAATACCCAAAGACAATGGCGAGTTCCGCACGGTTTACGTGAACGAACCCATTGACCGAATAATTCTGAGCATTGCCAATGATTTGCTATTTGACCTGATGCCGGAGTTGGTTCACCCAACCTGTAAGTCGTATCAAACAGGTATCGGTTGCGGCAAGGTCGTAACAGAGATTAGCCATAAAATTGCGAATACCGCAAACAATGTTTTTTTAGGATGGAAGTCAGACCTGAGCAAGTATTTCGATAGCGTTCCCCTTAAATATATTGATGAAGAATTTGACAAGGTAGAGGCAAAACATGGTCATTCCGCTTTGATTGATGTGCTGAGAGAATACTATCACTCTGACTTGTATTTCGATGAAGAAAACAATCTCCAGAGCGCATACCAGTCTTTGAAACAAGGGTGTCCGGTAGCCAGTTGGTTAGCTGATGTGATTTTGTATGACCTCGATCAAGAACTATCACAGATGAATGGCGACTACAAGCGATATTCAGATGACATGCTATTTGCCGGAGACGATTATGAAAAAGCCATGAGCGTACTGGAAATGCGGCTTGCTGAAAAATCCATGAAGCTCAATCCGAAAAAAGTAGAATACCTGACTGCTGACAAGTGGTTCAAGTTTCTGGGATTCAGCATCAAGGGTAGCATGATTTCGCTATCCTCCAGTCGTGTCAAGACGTTCCAAAAAGAAATTGAGGCAAGAACTATCCGTAGCCCCAATACAACATTGGTAAAGGCTGTTAACGCTGTAAACCGATACTTATACAAGGGTGATGGCGAGTTTAGCTGGGCGACACAAATACTCCCGGTTTGCAATGTCAGACGGGATATTAATGAACTGAATAATTTTGTGATGGATTGCTTGCGTGCCGTTGAAACCGGCAAACACAAAATCGGTGGCTTAGGCTATGTCAAGACGAAGCAAGACGGCTGTATAGTTCGAGGGAGAGGCCGTAACGTGAAAGCCAATCGTGAAAAAACAAGCAATAACATTCCAGGTTATCTGACAATTGGTTGTATGCAAAATGCCATGTTGACAGGCCGTGCTGTGTACAATACCTTGGTTGCATCATTATAGAATATGCCGAGCACACGGTAAAAAGGGGGATGAAGGGGCAGGAATTTAATATTGGCTGGTTTGCATACCAGAGCCTGAACGATCTTAACCGGTCTAACAACCGGTTAGGATCGAACGGTTCTGGTTCCACCAGCAATATATCGAAAAGCTAAAGGAATGTGCCGTCTGTCTGACACCCATGTTGAAACTGAAACACATCAGTAAAGTTCAAGGAATAACAATTAAATAGCCCGCGTGTGGAACCAGCTCCTACAGAGTCTTGAAGGCCGTTGATTCACCGCCTTCAGACTCTTCTGAGCTGGATACGCGGGCAATATCGAGAGTATAAAGTAATGTGTCGTTATTATGAGAACTTAATTTAATTTATTATTAGCACAGAAGTGTGGTTCAAGGGGATAATATTCAGTATGCCGTGCAATAATAAGACCACCGCTGCGGCGTCGTGATTCTATCGTTATACGACGCCGCTGCTTAGGCTTCCAGCCACGGCATACATCAAGCGTATAAAGTAATGTGCCGATATTCTGAGAAGCATACACACAAAAAAACTTAGCACAAAGTGAAGAGCCAAGGTTAGGACTTCAATGTGTAGCTCTGTAACTACTGGGGACCATTCCCTTTACCATCTTTGAGCAAGATGGTAGGTCAGGTCCGCCAGTAGAATAGCTACTCATATCAACTCAATAAAGTAATGTGCCGTTCTAATTGAGGCTCTTTTTTTTCTTCAAAACATGAAACTTAGTACAAAGTGAAAAGTCGAGATCGTGGCTTTAATGGTACAGCAATTTATATAGCTGGAACCTTTGTCTTCTCTCGTAAATACGAAATGCGACATAAGGGTCCAGCTATACTTGCTGTTCATATCAAACAAATAAAGCAATGTGCCGACGCGATTGAGACTTTCCAGGTAACGCAACCAAGCAATGCACAAGGAATCAGGTTCAACATCCAGCATTTCATTTGTATCCTGAACCTGGTTAATTACCAGGTTCAGGATACAGTACATGCTGGATCTATCAGAGAAATAAAGCAATGCGTCAGCGATTTTGAGTGTAATTAATTAATAGAAAAAGTATGAACAATATCTATCAAGAAGCTATCCAAGCCGTTGAGGAGGGTGCAAAATTTAAGGTTGATTTCCAGTCCCGGAGTTTAAAACTGGACGGCAAGTTTATCATTCAGAATGGCAAGTATGAAGGTGATTTGGGCGTATCGGGTTGCAGCGAAGATGATTTTTTTACGAATGTGGAAGAACTATATCATTGCTACAAATACTCAGTCCCTTCAGAACGTAGCGAAAGTAAGTCGCATCAGTATTTTATGGCATTGCCTGAAAGAAAGCTGACTGATGATGCCATGATGTACGGAGAACGTCGGGATAAGGCACAAATCAGACTGGAGCTATATGTCCTCTGTCTAATAATCAACGGTCTCAAATGGGACTCCGGGAAGGTGGGTAATTGGTTCTGGCAAAGTGAAACGGATAAAGATTTGGTAATACTCAAGAAGTGGGTAGAACCTGATAAAAATTAACCATTTAATAAATTCAACATGAATAAAAAGAAAAAAGAAACAAAAGTGTTGTGCCCCCAATGTGGTACAGAGTTCGCAATCGCAGAAAAAGGATTTACCACGATGGCAACAATTGTAGGTAAGGATTCAGGTTTGGGAGTCATGTACCCAACAGTAGTTGGTCAGGCTGCACCATCCAAAACAGCGCAAGAACGTATTGAGGCACTTCGTGATGTCGGTGTGGATGTTAGTAATCTGTTTGCGATGCGAGGAGCCAATGGCGGTGAGTATATCGCTTCGAATACAGATGGGATGATTTCAGTGCTGGACGACAATAATCCGATTTTCGACCAAATTATCGCTCAGGGTACAGTTCCGAATTATCGCCTGTTCAGACGCTGGGTTACAGCCAAGATGTTTTACATGATGTCTTATATCCCATGCGGTGAAAGAGAACCGTTAGGAGTAACAGCAATGATTCACCGCTTAGGATATGAGTATCAATGGAAAATGCTGCTGAACGAGCTGTATGCCCAGATGAAAATGGAAAGTAAAGACCCCCAGAATTTTGCAGACCGTAATCGTTGGTTTAACGCTAATGTGGTGGTAGCTATGGCCGAGGACTATATTGTACTATTGAAAGAGCGTATGGAGGGTTTAAAAGAAAGAAAATGCAAAGGTATACCTTACAAGCGTATATGTGGTCGCAATATTTTCGTATCAGATTTCCAAGCTAAATTGTACAACCCGTTACAAAAGGTAATAACACATATCAAACAAGCGAAGAATGCCACCCAGCTTTACAATACCACGAAAAAATTCAACGAAACGCGCATCAACATGCTGCATTACACCCCTCAAAGCAAGACATGGGTAGACGCTTACAAAGGTAGTGGCGCATTCTTCACGATGCAAAACCTTATCCGCTTTCACGGCTGTGTAGTCGTTGATGATGCCGGGAAACGTCTGGATAAATACCAGTCGCTTGCTTTCATCTTGGCTAAGGCGGAAGCATATAAAGATGGCGAGGGCTGGCGTTTACTTGCAGTTTTGAAGAAAATGTTGAGTGATAACAACATCAACATCAAGAAAAAGATGATGGAGTGGCGTAAGAATAAGAAAAAGTAAACTCTTTTTTTCAATGCTTGGTAAGCATGATGCGATGGACTAATATAATTCAGATGGTCTTCTTTAATCTCACCGAGGCCAAGCTAACAAGCATTCGCCTCCGGTTCTTTCAGAAGACCATTCATCAAACAAGTAAAGACATACCCCCAATTGGTAATCACATTATTTGTCAATTCCTAAAACGGAACAGTTATAAATAAAAAGAAATTTAACCCTAAATGTATTGCGACCGCCTACTCTTCAAAGAAATGGCAAAAAAAATACGAATATGAGCGAAGAACAATTACAAGAACTTGCCGAAAGCGGCGACTGGAAAGGCCGGGCGATAAATTTGCTCCAGCGTAAAACAAAAGCCTGCCTGGAAATCATTCTTTCCTTCGTGAACGACTACTGGCAAAACCTTGCCAGCGATGAAGAAAACCTCTACAATTTTGAGGTGTACGAATCTGAATATTTGGAAGTTTATACTTATTGATATGAAAAATTCAGACCCGATAACTTATAAGGGAGTGGAATATCCCTCCGCTTATATCGAGATGGACGGCACAATCGGTTGTATCCGAATTGCCACCGAAGCACTGCTACGTATTTTGAAGAATGACGGATTAGACGAGGCCGAGGTCCCTGGCGAAGTTGGAGCCGTCGATAATCAGATTGCTTACTATGTCACCGACGAAGAATTTAAACTACCTATTCGGGAAGTGAAAAAAATCATACGGATTGCCTACGATGAAGAAAGTCCCCATGAACCTTCTTCCACGAAAAGCATCGGTGAACTTAAAAAGGGAGAATTCTTCCGCCTGAAAGATTCCGAAACGGCCCCGGTATGGGTCAGAGGTGGATATGTCCCGTCAGAAAAAAAGTTCAGCACCCATAAGTACGATGATGTGAACCATGAACGGCTGTGCAAGGGTGAAACAGAAGTTTACGTGGGATTTACATTCTAAGAATAATCAAACATGGCGCGTCCTGTTACATATCTCTTACCGGTTTATTGGGCTTGTCCTCTTGTAAACGATGACCATACAGGTCTAAGTGAAGAAGAAAAGCAAATAAACGATTTTCTGGAAACAGCAGAAGGCCGTCCGGTCAGTGTGAACTTTGAAACCGAAGGCTTTTACCGGCGCAACGATGCCGGTACTTTGCCCGGAAACTGTGCAGAATTCATTTTTTTAATAGACGAATAATATGACAACAAGTAAAAAACAACCTTCTCCGAAAACAGAACTGATTAAATTTAACAAAACAATAGTTCCGTTTCACATCTTCGATCACGAAAACGGCTTGTACTCCTTGTGTTTGCACGAGGGCAACAAATACGAAAAGACTTTCCATGAATGTCGAAAAACGCCGAATGATCCCGAAGGAAACGGGTACGACTTCGAGGCGTTAATCAAAAAGTTTATATCAGAAAAAATGCCGGACGAGCCCTTCAATCAGATAATAGGTTCAACGCCACTGAAAATAAGTTTTTTTAATGGAACGACGTCGGAAAATGACTCGAAGCTGGTGTATGATTCCGAATGCGGTATGTTCTGCGTGTACGCCAAGGATAAGGAAAAGCTGATGAACTTGGCCACCGGCTTTAAGTCAATTTGCGATGACGCGAGTCTGCTAAAAGACCTGATTTCCCGCACCAACTTCTTCGATGAAGATTAATAAGTACCCACCATTTAATATAAAACACCATGAAAATATTTTGCCAGGAACGGTATGACGAAGCAATGAAACATGCCGAAGAAACCAACGACACTACACTGCAAAAGTGCCTTGACAAATTAAAAAGCTGGGAAACCAACAATCCTGACCATCCTTGCGAGATTGAGTTACACAGGGATTTTGCTCCACTTTCATTTCTGTTTGTGCAACGCTATCCTGATGGGCGAGAAGGAATTGTGGGCGGTTTAGTTTATCACGGTACTCCCGATGAATCAATGTGCGTGCAGTTAGTTCCGACAAAAGGATGGCAAACCCATACCTAATCACCGGAACAATCCTACGAAATATTAACAATCAAACAACAAGAAATATGAATTTTGAATTTGCAATCATCAAATCAGACAATTGTACCTATCTATGCCGGAAAGATGAAGAAACATATTACTGCGTGGATAACCCGATGTTATCCTTCACAGAAGGAGAAGATGAATTTGAAATCATTTCCCTCAATGAATCTTATAGAAAGAAAATCTACAAATATCAAGGTCGTAAAGTTCGTGTGGAAGCTGCCATTTACGATAATGGTTGGCTTGCTATTCATGTGGTGAACCCCAGAAATTCAGACGACTATGAATCGCTTACTACTAACCTTGGTGATCCGGATGCCTTTGGATTACCGGCCCGTACATTTGTAGATTGCAATAACCACCCCGACGCATTGCGATTTCTCGAAGAGAATGGACTGGCTAAAAACGCAAATTACCAACGCCAAAGCGGGTTTGTAAATTACCCTATGGTTATCGCCGACTTAGCCCTTCTCTATCAGCATAATCCCGAAGTATTCCAATTCATAAATCCCTAACAAAGTATAGTATGCAAGTATTTTTGCAAGATTCGATAAATATCTGTGAACAGATTGAAAAAGGAGAATTGAAACTTAATGCAGTTCCCTATAACGACCCTAAAACAGACTATCTGATTTCAATATTGCCGGAGTGTGATTACGCAGAATGGTGCGATTGCACTCCGAATAATCAACCGGATTGGCTGGCGTTCAGACCGTCCGATGCTCCTCTCACAACCTTGTATCTGAAAAACAAGCACTCAAAGACTATTTATTTCATAACCGATTAAATTCAGAAAAAACGATGAAGAAAGTAAATAAAGGAAAAGCGAAATTATCAGGCGACAAACTGACCTTAGAGGAAATTCAGGCAGAATATCACAAAAGCGATGTCTGCATGGGTGAACTTCTTGCGTTCATACCTGCCAGGGGATTAACAATGGAAGAAGCCTTCGATCTGAATATTGCAGCAAGAAAATGGGCTGACGGGGATGAGTTTTATCGGGTAATAGACGATGGAGAACCGGTAAAATTGTAAATCTATGAGAACCTTTCAAGAAATATATGATTTCTGTAAAAACGACAGGACATATCGGACATATTACGATGTACCGGATCATTTTGCTTGTACACAAAAACAATATAAGTACTATTACTATAATGTACGGGAAGGTCAATGCCGGGTAGGGACTTTCATTTTTCATCAACGATGTGTTCAGCTTGAAAGGTTCCTTCATGGGCAAAGACAGGATTTTCATCTCCACGTCTTTCCCTATTCTTACGAAGAAGCAGACCGGCAAAAGTATGAAGCCTTTCTGATTTATATTATTGCACACATCGCAGAACTGGGCGTGCGTATCAGCTTTACCCATCCCTATACCAAAAAAGATATTCACTTTACCGCCCGTTCACATCGTTCATTCAATAAAGAAGGTATCATTGGTGAGGTCAAAGCCTATATTAATAAATACCTTTTACTGCCTTCCGGAAGATACCATGACCTGCAAGTCAAATACGAAGTCCCCAAAGAAAATTTTCCGGAATGGTATAAAACCTATAAAGAAAGAGTACATATCGCCGAAGAACAGAAACATTGGGCTATGATTGAGAAATACCAGTCGGACAATCGTATGAGCTACGAGGATAGCTATAATCAATTGGCCGCATCAGGAATGTTCTTCGACTTCAATTGTGATGAATACGAGCGCAATCAGATGACTGAGGAGTTTATGGATATATGCAATCGTTAATCATTACCCCTTCAATTTACCTATACTTTCTAACAGTTTGACCCGTTCCACTCAGGGTTATAAGTGGACTATGACATGATTGAAAAAGTAAAAATCGGTGACAAACTCACCTTTATAAAGGTTAACAGCATTGCAGCAACTACAATCAGTGAAATAGTAGTTGATTCAATTGCAGATGATCGGATAATTTTCGCACACAAAAGAAAACGGTATTATCTGAACTGCGACAACGGCATGTTAGTTCTGAAAGGGCACAATCTTGGCATTACACAGGGTTCATGGAATAATGGAAATTGCTGTTTTCTAATGAGTGGAAACTGCAACATCGGAGGCTTGGACCGTGAAACCATGAAAACACTGCTAAAAACAAACATCAACGAAACGTTCAATCAGTGGGAACGAATTTATTGGTTTGACGGAACCAGTCAGGACGGTGATCCTATATTTATGCCTCGCCCAGTATCGGACAACTATCTTCGCTATCGTGAAATAGCGGAACAAAATAACTCCAAAGCTGCCGGTCAAATCAATATAGAGGATTTTATTTACAATTATCAAAAAGGGTCTAAGCATAACAACCTGACCGATATGCTCAAGTACCACCTCACATATCACAAAGAGTTTGGCGAACGTCTTCAACTTGGTAAGATTGTAGATATCATCGAGATGAGTGAAGAAGCGTTTGATTCTCTGGAATATATGGAATCGGACAATCGGCTTAAAGATAGAGGAGGTAATTATTCCGACGATTTGGCTGAGGATCGCACTGATGACAGCTATTCCAAATTTGAACTGGAGACATTCTATTCTCACCTCACTCTTATCCGTACACCATCCGGGCGTGCTATTACAGCGGATGCCCAAGGCTACGATTATATGCGCTACACAGGTTTGTTATCGCATTACCGGGTATCCATGAAAGCCGACTGTGATAAGGTCAACGAACTTCTGCGTATAGCCAGAGAAAAAGCCGAAGAAGAGCGCATCAAAAAGGAGGAAGAAACCACCCGGTTACGAAATGAAGAAATAGCACGTATCGAAAAAGAGTACAGTTTCCTGACGGTTACCACAGATAAGTACGACCAAAAGACTGCCGCAAACAATCTTCGTACATTACTCAAAGTAAAATTTCCCGCGACAAAATTCTCCGTGAAAAAATATCACTACAATTCTTATACGGTTAGCTGGGAAGATGGACCGTCGGAACCGCAGGTAAGTGAGATAACACGCCTCTTTAAAGATGAAGGCTGGGATGGAATGACCGACTCATCATATTCGATTAACACTCCATTCAATCAGCGTTACGGTTGCATAGGCTATATTTCTACCAGTAGAAATATCAGCGATGCTGTTCGGAGCCAGGAACTCGAACTGCTCAACAAAGAGTTAGGCAAAGAGTATCAAATGGAAGATTATGTAGTAGAAAAAGAAAATACAGCATCGACTTTAGTACATCAACGAACATACAAAAAGGATTATTCCCCCAAAATTAAAGAAGAAGCCAAACCTGTAAAAACCAATAAGCCTACCGATAAAACCATCTCCGCGCAAGGATTGGAACTAATTGACTATTCTGAAAAATCCTTTGCCATTATCGGAGATACCAAGCCGATAAAGGAAAAGCTAAGTGATCTTGGAGGTTCATTCAATGGCCGCCTTTCCTGCGGTCCCGGCTGGATATTCTCCAAGTCCAGAATCAACAACGTCAAACAAGCCCTAAATATGTAGTCTATGGAAGCAGCAATATTACCCTATATCCCGTCCAGTGTTAGCCTCTATTATGTCGATTACCAAGATGACTTGGATGAACATGAAGACCTTCAACAAAAGTGCCTAAAAGCCAATAATCTCATCTCTTTATACGAAAAGGCGGATGACTGGTATTGGGAGCAGGAAACACAAAATTGTGAAGAAGAACTCGATAGTATCCGTAAAAAAATGTCAGCCGATAATCGTGAGAAAGAATTTGATGCCCATAAAGACGAAATTCGTGATTTACTCTACGAACGGAACGATACAGATCCGGTAACAGACCTAATTAAGAATACCAGCACAACCAACATGTTCTACTCTCTTGGTGTCGAAATTGACGGCTATCACGATAGTTGGTGCGGAAGTTACCGGGGAGAATCAGAAGCGATGGCTTGTTATAAAATCCGGAGAGCCCTCAAACTCAAAAAAGGACAATTCGATGACCGTATTTCCGAACTCGTAGAAAACGCCAGCTATGGTGGAGAATTGCGCATCTACTTCAATGCAATGTTCAACGAACTTGTCAATAGCGATGAAAACAAAGATTTCAAAACAATCCGGTTTCATGGGGATGTCGTGGTTGCTGTTGCCGATAGCCACAACGGTTCAGGCTTCGACACCACTTTGCCCTTAGATATTACCCTTCCTTTCAACCGGGATAACTTGTTTGTTGACTCTCAAGTACACTATTCCTATGCTTCTGAAGTCTGCGGCATGTGCCATGATTGGTGTGACAGCACCCGGTGGGAACTGGGAACGCAACCAATCAAAAAGTCTATTAAGTCGAGTAAAATGACCGCCCACGTGCAACAGGAAGCCCAATACACGGCAACATTCAAGGCTGGCGGCTGCTCTGCGGGGGATATGAATATGAACCGTCACCGGGATGTTTATTACGATAACAATTTCCCGTGCGGGAACCGTTGTCCTCATTGCAGAACTTTCTGGGTGGATTGAAAAAAGCAAAATATAAAATCAAATTTCAATATGAGAACATCAGAAAACACAGTCAGTAGCTTCTTCTACTATATGTGGAACGCTTGGTGCGAGGAAGAATGTCGCATCGTATTCGCTTCCGTTGGTTACCCACACTTTTGGGAAAAATGGTGTGCAGCTACCCATCCTACGGTGTACGGTGCAGCCGAGAAATTCTATGCTGAACTCTCCGTGCATAGCCAGACATTACTGGTGAACCGGGCCTGTGAAGTATATAACGGCGGCGAACGGCGTAGCTCATCATCCGTTGTACCTGACAAAGAACTTTTTGCCTACGTTTTTCCGGCATCACGTCTCGAACGTAACGCAACCGACGAGGAAATTCTGGCCGATTACGAAAACAACCGGGACGAACCAACCCAAAAATTCACCCCTGACGAATTTGCCGCCTATTGCAATGACGGTTATTTCAATACCTCCGGGCAACACGTTCGTTTTATATAAACACAATTTAGCTATGAGCGAAACAATTAAACATACCCTATACGGAACAGTTAATCTTGGGTGCTGCGAAAATCTATATCACACCACCTGCCATCAACTGAAGAAGGAAATTCACTTTGCAGTAAGCAAAGGCGAAATCTATAACCCCAAAAACTATTTAGACCCCAAATACCACTTTTGTTATCGCTTCCCATTCCCCGACGAGGACCACCAGAAACTGTTCGGACACTATGACGATTTTGAACGGGGTTTTCAAATAGCCATACCCCGGCATCTGTTTGGTGAGGGCGAACTGTCCGTCGGACACACTAATTTCTACATACGCCATGAACACAAATCCGGCTATTCTTTCGGCATCAATTTTCCCTGTCCGGGCGATGAAAAAACGGAGATACCGTTTCAAGACCTACAGAACGTAAAAGGAAATTTTGTCATCGAAATCGTACAGCAGAAAATTATAGATAATCAATTAGTTACAATAGCTCGATGTCCGTTTTGTGGTAACAAATCTCAGATGACAAAGCGGGAAATTCAAATCATGCACCGCATTATTTACAGTGGTAAAACCTACTACGATGACCTTACAAAACAAGTGATTGACATCGCATTGCAGGGTTATTCCGACCTCACATAAATCAATGATAACAATGAACGAAATAGAAAAAATACAGTCTCTCAAAGCAGAGATTAAGGAGAAACACGAAAAGATAAAGAAGTCGATGATTCTGTTGGTACAGATGCTCGGTGGAGAAGTTGAACCCGTAAATGGTCAAACATACAAAGCCGTAGAGGAGACCGGGAGCAATTGCGTGATAGAATCTTTTGTATTTGAAGACGGAAAACTGATGGTGAGAACCGACTTCGATGGTGACAACTTCACGCTGGAGTTAGATAGCTTTCACACTGAGGAGTTGGCAAATATACTTTACCTTATGTTGGAAGAGAATAAAAACCACCTTCAGCAAAAGATTGACAGGTTGTTTCAAGCATTCTTGAAGGAACATAGGCAAGAAGAACCTCTCTATGCCTCCTGTTGCGTAAAATATCTGGATAACAGCCCACACGCAGATGTTACAATCAAGCTAAACAACGAATTAGATGACCAGGACGATTTGCTGTTTTACTACTGTAACTCTTTAAATGGTATTAAATCGCTATGTGACTTTGGTGTTGAAGAGTTTATTTTGACTGATGTATATGAACTCTTAGACCGCTTATAGATATAATATGAACAGAACTAAATAATTGCATTATAATTTAAGAATGAAAGCAATAGAATTTTCCAGCCAGTACACCAAAGCGGCAAACAATTTCTTTGCCAGATGCTTGGAGTGTGAATCGGTTCCTTTGCATAAAATGCAAGACATAACCGTATCCTTTACCTACCGGGGATTTACATTACGGCTTGAAACCGTCGATAATGATTTCTCGCAGGAATTTGACGTAGACGAAAAAAGGGTTACTCCTCTCTATTTTGAAACACACTAATTAAAAGAACATACATGGGAACAGCAACAAAAGAAAATACCCAAAAATGGATTGCGGATAGTGTAAAGCCGATGTTAGCGAAAGATGATGGTACAGTATATATCTGTCGTATTAAAGGTGGTATTTCATTCATACTCGCTTGGATGCGTTATGATATAGACGATATAGAAAACAAATTTCGCGATGAAAATTATACAATTGAAGTCTCTGTTCGCAAAACAGATTCATCGTTCTTTGCAGATGACTGGACATATATCAATGAAGGTGTCCCTTTGCAAACACCTGACGAAAACGACTCTTTTGCTACTGTCGTAGATTGGATTTTCAAGATCGCCTTAAACTATCTCAAAACTAAGATTTACTACATCCTGCCGAACAACAAGCGAATCGAATTACTATCCGAAATGCACACGGCAAACTATGATTTTGGCGACTTTGAAGAGCCAATCAAAGACCTTCGAAAAGCCTACTACGAAATAACAGATGAAGCCGGAACAAAGCTCATTGAAGAAAAGATAGAGGCTCAATGCTTTGCTTTTGCGGATTTTCTCGGCACTCAATATGAAGAGATACAGTCCATGATTAGCATTAGTGACTTATCCATTGGGATAAAACAAACCCTCCTCGCAGGGTGATATAGTAACAGTTAATATCAATGAATAATAAAGAATACGAAAATGAATAGACAACTAACAGAAGACCTGCACCAGTATTTCGAGCAGAAAACAAACCCCACACCCGATGAAAATTATTTGCTCGCGAGATTAACAGGCGAACTCCCTTATTTCCCAATTTCCCACATTTGCCGTGACGATTTGGAAGGGAAAGGATTTGATATTTCAAACGTTACAGATTCCGAAATGTCAAGGTTGGCAGACAAATTAGGCGATGATTACTGTGAACAACTATATTCGATAAGTATGGAAATTATTGCTGAAGATAGCATCGGGATACCCAAATATATTTGCCCTAAGTGTGGCAAGAAAGCGTCCATGTATAATTCGTATGACAAAACCTTCCTATGTTTCTCATGTCAGAACACATGGAAAAAAGAAGAGCCCACCGGACGCTATGTATTGGTGGAATTTCCGGAAGACACTTCGTTTTATGAAAACAACGATATAGGCTATCCGTGTTTCAATAGCGAGGATAATGGAGCAATATACGTTCCCGAACACTTATATCGGCAGCATACCGGGAAAGAACCGGAAGCAAACAGTATGTTCCGGGCTGTTCAATGGCCGGAATCTCAAAAATACTTTGAAATCGAGCCCGAATCAATTGCCGCCCTCTGTGAACCGATTGAAGCCGACGCCAAATCAATAGAAGATTTTGGAGAATCATCTATCTGGGTTCCATTATGTCTCATTAAATCATAATCTTATGTTCACCGACGAAAAAACGCTTAATACGATTCACGCCGACCTCGATGCCAGCGTGTCACACGGGACCATGCGGCTCCAGGACTTGATTCCCCGGTACATGGATGTCATTCGGGATACTCCTGAATACGTTCAACTGATGAATGTCGTACCCGCTCATGCTGTCGAAGACGACAACGCAGAGTGGTGGAACAGTGAAGATGCTATTTCCCTTTTGGAAGATTTGGAAGACACCCTTGAGAACTATGCCCCCGAAGGATATTATTTTGGTGCTCACCCCGGCGATGGTTCCGATTACGGGTATTGGAAAATGGAAACAGTAACAGAACTTACTACGGACGACAAAAAGAAATTCGTTGTCACCCTGACAATGATTTACAATGCGACAGTAGAAGTCGAAGCCACCGATGCAAAAGAGGCTGTCGAATATGTACGGGACAATTTAGATGACCTGGCTCCCGACTCTCTGTTCAATAAGGGAGAAAAGACAGTGGACTATGCAGATCCGGTCAAATAGAATGCAGTATTGATATTGAATTTAATAATAAAAGAAAGAATATGAAAAAAGAATTTCCCTTTGACAACCTATACGAGGTGATGCTGCAATACCTTGCCCCGTTGTATTTCCCGCAGAGTTTCGATGATGATACCATACATACTTTGGCACGTGAAGAATTTTTCCGTGTTCAGGGAATTATATGTCGGGAGTACGAATTTGATGAAGACAAATACATTGAAGAATACAATGGCTTTTCACCTTTCGACGAAGTTTCTGATGACATAGAACAGGAAGTGTATGCCCGCATTAGAAAAGATTCCCGGCTATTACAAATCGTTAAGATACGGAAAGAAACAATCGCCCTCATCCGGGAAGCTGTCAAAAAAGCAAATGGAATCATCGGTACATTTTACACCAACCGGGGTATCCGTTATCGTGATGCCAATATTGAGGAAGAGTATCAAAACTCACCAATTGTAGCAATTTGCAATACATTCAATGGCTGTTATGGAGGCTATGAAGGAAATACGGTTTACGACCTTTTCATAAACGAGAAATCGGAGCTACTATGTACCCTTAATGGTGAAGCGGGCGAAGACTTTGATGAACCTATTGAGAATGTGCAGGTCGAGGGATTAATTATACTCGTCCACTGGCTGCTGGAACATGGCTTTCTCACTTCCGATGAAGTCCGGTGTAAAGGGCTATAAAGTAGTTCCTGACAACAAGCTGATCTGACAGAATTATATAAGAATAAGAAAACTGTAACTAACATGGAAGAAAACAACAAGTCAACCCCGGTATGTCCCGAATGTGGAAGCACCGATATTGAAATCCTCGACGACGAAGGAGTAGCAATCTGTAATCACTGTCTTTTAGAATGGCCTTATAACAACAAATAGTATGGAAACAGTAAACGTATATACCGAAAGCGGCGATTTCGTAACCTGCAATAATTGTGGAAAAGTAATGCTATTGCCGCATGGAGCAGACAAATGTCCTGAATGTAAACAAACCGGTTGTCTGGAATGGACTGACGACAATTTGCAGGAAACGGACATTGACGGTCTATTGGCAAGGCATTGCGATCTGCATCAGAAGCACGATCAGGCTCCTGAAGAATATCTCTCTCACGATGTGTTGAGCTCTGAATTTCCACATGATACATCTTCAAACGAAATAATATGAAAGTAGTAAAAGTGAAACGGAAAAAAGAAATTCTATTTTTCCCAAACACATTTCCCCAGGAAGTTAAAGGTCAATCCTTTGAATATTTCATTAGAGGCGAAGGCTATAAGAAAACAAAGGCTTTTGAATTTCTGAATGAAGAGATACCCGAACGGTGGAGTGGTCTGTCATGGCTGGAAATAATGTACATCCATGAAAAATACGGTCGGTATTGTTCTATCATATATGCCGAAACGAAATGTGCCGGTATTGTCGCTCTCGAAAACCTACTCTCCAGATATGCGCTTTTTCAAAAAGCAAAGCATTTGTTATGCCAGGAAACCGATGCTGTCTTTTTCGAACTGATAAAAACGGAAGGGATACTCTCATGGCTGGGAATGTACCAGATAGACATTATAGGGATGGATGACGAATTTGGGAAAAGAGATCCCGAATACCAACCCGAATTAGCGCTCTATCAGGGAAAAACTTGTTCAATGGACGGATATATCGAACAGAAGTTCGGAAAACGATACGTTCAGATAATAAATGCCATGATGAACTGATTAATCCTGAATATTAGTAAGCGAAAATAATTGCAAGGCGGTGAAAACAAACATTCATCGCCTTTTCTATTCTTACCCAAACAACTTGTAAAATATGAAAGCAGAATATGAAAAACTAATCCGTGCCCTACGGATTGAATTTTCCGTGGAAATAAAAGAAGCAGATGCCAACACGGACAAATGGTACGAACTTTATGTGGATAAAGGCGTCGAAATCGGTACGCATACAGTCTGCAGCGCTTCTACATTCGACGAGGTAATCGTCCACTTCGAGAAATATGCTGAACAGTATGGCATTTCGAATACGCACATTGATATAATGCGCCAGCCGGACGATGCCGAGGTCGATATTAGCCTGACACATTCCGCTAAGTTACTCAATGTCCCCAAACTGGTTAATGTCTATTTCCGCCTTGACTCCGGCTATGTTTGGGGTGGTGACCACCCCGGCATGTCTAAGGAAAAAGAAGATGCTTTCTTTGCTGAAGCTCGTCGGCTCTTTAGCGAAGCCGGTTACGAAATCAAGTCAATAAAATATACCGAATGCCCTGGCATTGTCAAAGAGTTTACTGACCTCTATTGTCACCCGATGGACCTCTCCGGCTATTGTGAAGAAAGCCGCATCCCCGAAATCGAAGCGATTCTCGCCAAAGGAACCACGTTCAGACATCGGTGTACCGACATCTACGAACAAGTCTATCCGTACAATCGGCATCAGGAAATAGAATATTATCGGCAGACCTACCGTGATTATATCCAAACCCGACTGCTTTCCTTTTTCTCAACCAAGCGTCGCAACCTCTACAAACCGCAGCAGAAAGTAGTCGAACAACTTGCTAACCAAATCCGCATAAAAACAATTGAGCATACCATCGGCGTGTCCTCCGGTGATCCCTGCGAAACCTACATCCATGAATTGTACAAAGATTTGGTGTCCAAAGGTATGCTGATAGAGGCGGAAAAATCAATGGGCGTATCCTGCATCAAACTCTGTCGTTCTGCTAATGCAAAGGAAATTAAACAACTAAAACTAATCGTAACATGAAAAAGAAAAAAGATCGTTTTAATAAAATAATGAATATTCTAAGCTCAAATCAATTGATGGCAATTTATAACATACTTCAAAATATTATTGCCAATATAGACACCATATTAGGGAATAGATGTATGAAAAAGATACAGCCTTTATTGGATGGAGGTCGATTCAAAGAAGCCCTAACAGAAATAAATATATTCTTTGGTCCTGAATCAGAATATTCGGTAGCCAAATACCTCTGTATTTTTTCCTTGTCAAATGCTGAAAAAAAACAGGAGGAAGATAAAGAATAACTACTTAGAGAAATAAAATGTAATTGGCGGGAGCATACAGCTCACCGCCTTTTTTATCCCAAAAAATTACTCCTATGGCAAAACAAAAATTTCCCGGTCTGAACAACATGACTATCGACGAAGTACGTGTCATGGCAAGAGTTTGCAAAAATGATGGCTGCGACACCGAAAAAACATTGGAGTGTATCACCTGTATCGACGATTGTCTCACTATTCTGCGGAGTGCGGCAATGATAAATCGTCGCCGGGGCAATCAAAGAAACAGAGTAACAGCCAGGGATGTCATAGAAGCCCGGATCATGCAAGCTAAATTATAAGGCCATGGCACGTAAAGGACAAGCAACAACCTCTGACTACCTTCCTTTTGAAGAATTGAAAAAACTCTTCGACGGACTTCACGAGGATAAACTCTACAAGTGGGAAGCCTATTGTAAGGTTTCATATTGCACGGCGTTCCGGATATCGGATGTTCGCACAACAACGTGGAAAGACATACTCCACCAAAGCGAATTGATAAAAATGGAACAGAAAACAAAGAAAAGTCGCCTGATTACGTTCAATCAGGAAATTATTGAGAACATCGCTCAAATGTACGAACTGGTCGGTTCTCCCGACCTCTCTCTGCCGGTAATATGGAACTCCCATACAGGCAAGGCATTCTCACGGGAGTACATCAATCGTCGGTTGAAATATTTCCGGGTCCGGTATCAGGTTAAGATACAACACTTTTCCACTCACACGTTCCGCAAAACTTTTGCCCGCAACACATTCGAGGCGAATGGGGGAACCATGAAAGCGCTTTCGCTGATTCAGAAAATCCTCAATCACAAAAACCCACAGACCACATTAATCTATATGGGCTATGTGCAGGACGATATTAATACGATTTATAACTCACTTCATTTTTAATCACAGATAATTATGGAACAAACAGCAACAGTGGCAAACGGCATAGACATACTCGCCGTATTCGATAACATTCAAATCAACAACGAAGAGAAAATCTCTCTTCCCGATAAAGAGTTTTGCGAACGCCAGCAATGCTTGCTCGACGCCTCACTCGACCAGATAGATAAATGGTACAATTTCTTTCTCCAGGAAGTACTGCAATACAAGGAAAGCCATCGTATAACCTTTGTCCAAAATGGTACAGTGAAAACCAATCCACCGTATTCACCCTCTGAAAATTATCCGTCCAATTACCACGAATTTGAGTTCCGTCCGTTCGATACACTCAACAAACTGGTAGAACGACGCTTCAGGGCAATCAACCGGTTCGGGCGTACCATTATTTCCTATTTTAACAACACCTACTCACTGAGTATCCCCCAAAACGAGCCCGACGGGGAACAGATGTCCGTTACACTTCGTCCCAGTTATTTGTCCTATGTCGATTTGGTGATTGACCACATGGGAGGCCGTGGCTTCCGGGAGACAGCCGAAGATGAAATTATTAGTCGTTTCCGTGACAAAGTACTCAGTCGCTACAAGAAAATGCCTGAACTTAAAAACAATAAAATCATCTTTTACGATGTCATCCGGTTCGATGAATTCTATTACAAAAGCTACCAACAGTATCACCTAAGCTATAGTTACACATCTGAACTCAATACCTTCTGCGAGGGTATCGCATTGGTCGGTAACGATAGCCTAAATGGAAGTACCCGCATCATTCCGGGATTCAATACCAATTACGTGAACATCACCGAACCCTATTCCATTCAGGCAGGAGAAGCCGAAAAAATGAAATTCTACAAAAATGGACGCATCGACGTTTGCTTTTCTTCAAAGGCAACTGCCGAAGCCGCTTATAAAAGACTGCTATTAAACAAGGTTAGTTTTCAAGACAATTAATGATGTACCAGACAATCACCCAACAAATACCGCAGAACCGCCGGGCAGAAATAAATGAGAAAATCTTGTTTAGCATCGACACCGGCAAAGCACAGGTAACGGCAGAAATGATTTTCAACTGTTACACCGGTATAGGTGGTTTGCACCACCTTAAGCAAGAAGATTACCCTTCTTACCACGAATATGCACAGGCGAAAAAAGAAATCGAAATGGGACAATTCTTTACCCCGCATGAAATCTGTCGCCAAATGGTAGAGGCAATAGCCCCCGAACCTACTGAACTGATCTTAGACATGTGCTGTGGCATGGGAAACTTCTTCAACCATTTACCAAACCAGTATAACGCTTATGGCTTCGACATCGACCGCAACGCTGTCAAGGTGGCACGGCACTTATATCCTCATGCCAATATCAAAACCGCCGACATCCTGGCTTATGAATCCGAAGTCAAATTCGATATTGTAATCGGTAATCCGCCTTTCAACCTCGATTTTGATGGCACACTGTCCCAGTTCTATTACATCAACAAAGCCTATTGGATGCTCAACCCAACCGGCTTGTTCATGTTCATAGTGCCTTGCTCATTTTTGCAGAGTGAGTTTTGGGATAAATCGAAAATCAGGACGATAAATGATGACTTTTCTTTTATCGGGCAGACAAAGTTGGACCCTAATGCCTTTGCTTCGGCTGGCGTTCACAATTTCGACACCAAAATCATGCTTTTCATGCGGACCTCGCAGTACATCACCATGCAACCCTACAATGCCGAAGAATTTGTCTCTATGGATGAACTTAAAAAACGCATTGCCGGAGCCAGGGAAATACGCAAAAATCTGAAACTCAAACTTCATCAGGAAGCCAGTACCGAGATTAAAGCCGAAAGAGAAGCCTTCGAGTTCCGGCTCAAAAAGTACCTCTACGAGTTAAAGGTACATCCGCACTTGAGAAAACATTACGACAAAGCCGTTGCCCTTGTTACCAAATTTTACAACCAGAAACCGCCTGAAAACTGCACTTCGGAAGAACGGAAGGCATGGGAGAAAAAGAAACTCACATACGGCAAAGTCCTTTCCGTCATCCACGGTTACATCAAACGCCAGAACATTGTTCCTCGTAAAGAAATTGCACTGGTTAAAACAAATTACGGTTTCCGGCTTAAAGGCTATGCGCCCCGTCTGCTCGACGGGGTAGAACAGAAATATGCTTCCTTGAACCAAATCATCATCGGGCAATCCGAACTACCGGAACCTCCTGAAATAACCCCGGCACTCCAAAAACAATACGATGCTGCCCATAAGTTTATAGCCCGCAAAAAAAAGGATTACGAACTTCAAAGCCGGGAAACACTTCAAATGGAACGGCAATCCAAACTCGATGCCAAAATCAGTTCTCTGACATTTTACAATAAACAAATGGAGGTCTGCCATTTCACGCCCTTGCAACAACATGATATGGGGCTGATCTTCCAGAAACGCTACAACCTGCTTAACTGGCAGCAAGGCAGTGGCAAAACGGCTGTGGCATACTATTACGGCAAACACGTTTACGAACAAGGTCGGGTGAAGGGAGTTGTCGTTTTGGCCCCGGCCATTGCCATTCACCTGACATGGGTTCCTTTCCTCGAACGCCACAACGAGAAATATATCGTGGTAACCAAACCCGAACACTTGGATAATGTGCCGGAGGATACTTTCGTTCTGGTGGCACTCACGATGTTGGGTGATTTGAAAAAATCATTCAAACGGTTCCTCAAAATGCGGTCACAAAAGGTATGCTTGCTTTTCGACGAATCCGACGAGATTACAAACCCGGCAACCAAACGGACCCGCTTAACACTTAGCCTCTTCCGTCGGTTACGCTACAAGCTGCTCACCACCGGAACTACAACCCGGAACAATATCGGAGAATTATACAGTCAGTTTGAATTGATGTACAACAACTCCATCAACATGATTTGTTATGCCCGTGATGTTTATTACGAGAACAAAGAACGCGAAATCGAAACAGAAACGAATCCCTATTATCTCCAGCCATTCCCGGCGAGAAGGGGGGCTACGTTGTTTAAATCTTGTTTCTGTCCGGGTAAGGCTACCGTATTCGGCATCGAGAAACACAATCAGGACATCTACAACCAGGAGTACCTGACCGAACTGATAAACAAAACCATTATTACCCGCAAATTTAAGGAATTTGCAGGCGATAAATACGAAATCATTACCCGGACAGTCGAACCCGGCGAAGGGGAACGGGAAGTGTACAAGACCATTCTCGAAAAGTTCCATGAAATACTCTATCTTTATTTCAACCCGATGAAAGACAAGAAGAAAGAGTCGCAACTTCGTTTGGTCAGACAAATAATGCTCCTGATTAAAGCCTGTTCCGTTCCTCAATACATGAAAGGCTACTACGGTGAAGAATATCCCCGGAAAGCGAAAAAGATAGAGCAAATGCTGAAATACGAAATGCACGGTAAAGTGGCTATCGGTTGCACCTCTCTCGATGCCGTGGGAATGTACAAGGAATACTTGTCGGGAAAATTCACGGAACGTCCATTGTTCGTAATCCGGGGAAACGTCGATTTCAAAGTACGCCAGCGCATCCTCGATAAGTTTGAAAAAACAGAAAATGGGATACTGGTCTGCACCCAGCAAAGCCTGAAAAGTTCGGCTAATGTTCCCAGTTGCGAGGACATCATTATTGAGTCCCTGCAATGGAATATCCCCCGCATGGAACAATTCTACTTCCGTTTCATCCGCCTCGACTCCGAAGGGATGCGTCACGTACATTTTGTTACATACGAGGACTCAATCGAGCAAAACCTGATGGCACTCGTACTCACCAAAGAACGTATCAACGAGTTCATCAAGACCGGTTCCGTCATGGAAGAATCCGAAATCTTCGACGAGTTCGATATATCACCCGATATTATCTACACACTCTTCCGGCGGGAACAAGACGATGAAGGACACTTTCACATCCAGTGGGGATCACAACAAGTAAGTTAAATCATTAAACCCGTAAAATTATGGAACAACAACAATTCAAAGGCACAAAAGGCCAATGGCACAGAACCATAAAAAGAGGAGGTATAGGAAGATTGGTCGGTGTCACCGGGAACAACTTCCAACCCCTGTGTGAAATCCTTTATTCTGGCGGTTACGGCATGACTGAAGAAGAAGTCGAAGCAAATGCAAATCTGATTAGCGCCGCTCCGGATTTGTTGAACGCTTTGATTGAAGTGGCTAATTTGCTTGAAGAGAACGAACCTAACTGGTACTTGCGGAAACACTATAACCGAATAACCTCGGCTCTGAATAAAGCATTTGGAAATAACTCTGGTTAGGAGTCAGGCAGAACCATTTCGCTGACACCAACGAAATGCTTTCTTTATAACATGTTGATATACAAACAACTAAAAAGACGAGTTCTTTCCAAAAAGGAAAACACTCAACCTGAAACCGGTTATTGTCGAGCCTCACGGGTATAAAAAATATATAGTACTTAAAAACAAGAAAAGAACAGATTATGAAGGGCAAAATATCTTTAAAGAAAGAGATAGCGAACATAATAGATAATGCTGAACATCTTGGTGACAGGAAAGTTAAATGCAATCGGTATAACATGGTACAAACTAATATGTGCGTTGCTGAGGTAGTCAATGAACATGGATATAAATGTACATACTACTTTAAAGAAAACTGCAAGGATCTATTATTGCAACGAGCGGCAGCTATTCAAAGAGGCACGTCTTACAAGTTTAAGACTAGGGACAATGGAAATAGCACACAACAGATTCTGCTCTTTCTAAAGGAAAACAGGGATGCTTTGCAAGTATTGCATGATATAAACTACCTGATGAAAACCAACAACTACAATGCACAACAAGCGTGCAGGATTTTATTCAAGGATAAAAAGCAATTACCTCCCAATTTTTGCCAGGAGAGGACAAATGACTCTTGCAACCCCATCATTTACCGTTTTTATATGAATAGCTATTCCCAGCGCATAAATATCGAATATCTGATGGAGAACATATTGCCGATTTTGCCAAAATCATATTGGAAAGGAATAGGTGACATCTAAATAAGATAAATGGATAAAGAAATAATATTGAGAATTTAAAGATAAAAGTACATACCAAACTGAATATAGATATATCAGATACAATGATTAGAGAAATATCTACACTATAAAAATAAAGGAAAATATGAATTTATACATCGGAAAACTTCAAAACGATGGCGTTGTCAGGTACATCGCCGTACCCTACGAGGAACAATACAACGACGTTCCCCGGATATTGGGAACATTTTACAGTACAGATGCCAGGGTCGAAGCATTGATAAACCTCGGTAATCTGGTCACGTTGCAACCATCACCCTACAAGAAATGGAAAGGACAAAGCGACACGGTAAACTGCCGGGCTGAAATCCGGGACGATGGCGAGAAAAAAGGAAAGCATCTGCCGCAATTTGCCGACACTATCGAAGACTATGCCAATCTCAATGCCTGGCTTTTTCTTTATATGGAAGGTCGTTGGCACTTCAAAACCTCAAACGGTTTCCAGCATCTTTCAGCCGTACAAATTACCTTTTCCAGTCGGGAAGATTCCTTCAAAGGTATCAATCTGTACGAACTCTCGGAAAACGGTTCATTAAATTCCGTGCATACAACCCGTTCCGAAAGTTGGAAAGATATGCAAACTAAAGCTGCCACCGAAAACAAAATCTATTACGCCTTTCGGGGCGATAAACTAATAACCACAGTCAATCACCTTTCAAACCAATAAAAGAATGAAAAAGGATATAGAAATATACAAGGCAATCGCCAACCTGCCCGAAGAGCTTGTTACCCCCGAAATTGCGGCTGCCGGTATTGAAGAAGGCGACATTAAATTGCTCGACCATCTGCCTCACAAATACCTCACTGGCGAAATAATCCTTGGCATCATTAAGAAAAATGAAAAGTCATACAGTTGGCAGTCTTTCGAACTTTCCAGCATCCCGGTAGGACTGCGTACGCAGGAAGTATCAGACTTTGCTGTTAATAAGGACCTCAGTAATTTTCCCGATGTACCGGCAGAGTACAGAAGCCAACTCATGCTGAAAAAAATAGTGTCGGACATCGACAAAGGCATCAAGTATTTACATCTGATGCCTGAAACATTATGGGACACATCACTTGCCTATGCCGGGGTAAACGATGCCTATTCCTGTCATAGCCAAAGTTACAACAGTCGGGGAAGATATTATAATTCCGGCACAAACGATATCCAAATGGTGCAGGTATTCCTCACCTTCGTTCCGGCAGCAATCAAAAACCGGCAATTTTATTATGGGTTGTTAGCCAATACGAAACTTTTACCCGAACACATCGACCTGATAACCCCGTTGAAACACAAATCACGCCCATACTACTTACAAATGGCTACCCGGAAATTCAGCCTGATACCTGAAAAGTATTACTGCTACGAAATCTTTATGGCAGCGATGGCGGAAAATTCCCAGACGCACATAAGCACTCTGCTTTCTGACCCTATAAAATCGTACATGCTTGCCTGCATGGACGATACCATGGCCGACCGGGTAGTAACTGTCAGTGCCGGAAATTTCAAAGATTTGCCCAAAAATTTTCAGACCTCTAAACGCCTCATACTGGCAATAGATTCGTTTATCGGAAGTTATGGCTACAACCTTGTCGATGACTCCTACAGACACCTGTTCACCAAATCTGTTTGTCAGGCATTTATTCGTAAAGACAGGGACTATCCCGAATTTCCTAAAACGATTTGGACGCCCGATTTTGTTGAATACTGCCTGCAATATGGTTCGTCTTTCAACTGGTTCAAACAGATGCCCGCTCACCTGCAAACTCGTGATATCGTGTATAAGGCACTCGACAAATGCTTATCCAATTTACCGTATGTCCGTCCTGAACTAATCTCCCTCGAACAGGCGCAAGAAATGTTCAGGGATTCCGAATACACTCACGAACATATTCCCGAACATTTTTATAGTGAGTTTACCGGGCAAACCGGATTACCAAAGGAATTTTTCGGTGGAGAGGTCAGCTTTCAAGCACTTAGAATGAACAAAGGGAATTTTAGGTATTGCAAACTGGGAGACTGCTATCTGGGATGCCATAAATACGACCGTTATAGCTCACCTATGTACCTGATAATGACACGCCGTACTCCTCACTCCATACGTCCGGAAGTAATCTTCGACCGGACAATCGGCACATATCACGCCACCTGGCTCGAAAAATTGATTGCCGATTATGACCCGTGTTTTTCAAAACCGGCTGTTCCGAAGGGATTAAAAAAATATCAGGTCAATGCCTACTACGGAATTGAAAAGGTCGATACCTATAAGGGGCTCACCATTTACCGTAACACATTGCTTGGTGCAGGAATAAACTATGCAGTAAAAATAGACGGAATAATAAGGAATTTCAATGAAATCAACAATTTAAAAGAAACAATAGATGAAACAGAACAAAAAGCAATCAATTCCCAGCCCCAGCACACAGACGTACAACGAATTGCTGTGTAAAGTCGATACCGGGCGGGGCGCTCCTATGGGACGTCCCAGCATCGGTGACCGTTCCGGGGTTACCGGTCAGCGCATCTACTGCCGCCGGGTTTATCTTCCTATCGACGGAGCCTACGACAAAGGAGGCGCTTATTGGGGCTGTGGCGCACCCCTCTATGTCGAGTTCACGCTTGATAAATCTTACGTAAACTTTTTCAGAAAATAGATGAAGGTCGAATTAGATGTTTACCGGGTTTGGGGGCAACCTAAAATCCATAAGCCTTCGGCTTTGAAGGGAATAAAACCGACCTTTACCATACTCTTTCGAAAACGGAAAAATCAGGTATATATCCTCGCTAAAGATATATATGTTTATTTCTTTGACCTTTTTTCTCGTCCACACGGTTTTCCCGATGCGGAAGATATGGCTTTGCCGTTATCTGCACTTCAGAAAAAATATCCTGATTATTTCAATAACATCATCAAAAATGAACGATTCCTGTATGCTGATACATGGGCAACCATTCTTGACCGCAATGAAGGATATGTGAAATTCACGGGGCTGATGACCGCAATAGAAGAGTGTGGCTATCTGCCCAAGCTCTCCTATGACTTGACATCTGAATTTTGTGAGTTGTCAAAGTTGAACCCTCGGTTTGAGGTTAGCGACTTTATCCACTTACATGGTTCCTATGCAGATTATTTCAGATTTATTAACGATATGATTTACATGATAAAAATGCAATACGATGATAACAGTAAAAGCAATCTTCGGCGAAGATGCCGTAAAAGAATTTGAAACCACTGGTCAAATCCCTTCCGATAAATGGCTGATGGATAATGGCGGAGTAGTCGATGAAAGGACATTCCGCACACAAGAAGAATATAAAGCCTACATGGAAGGTGTTAATGACACTGCCGAATGGAGTGGCTCTTACTTCTTTAAACCGGAAATTACGCCAGACTCAAATACCCCGGCTCCCTCTTTCGCTAAAAGAATCTCAGCACTTAGAAACGAAATCCGGGCTTCCATCGTCTCGGCCTTGGAAGACAACAACCTGACAAAACTCGACATCAGTGATGCCATCGACCCGACCTATGTTATCTGGTACGATAACGACAACGATCCCCACGAAGGACAGGCAATAGAAATCGGTTACGACGGCAAAGAACTCTCGCTTAAAGTAGAAACCGAAAGCAACCCCATTACAATATACGAAGACAATCCGGCATTTGAAAGTCTGAAATGGCTCGCCAGTATCCATGATAATGTACTGGAAGCACTCGCTGCATAAAACAAATATGAAAACCTCAAAACTATACAAAATGAATGTACAGGAAATAGAAGTCGGTAAAGAGTACCACCTTACAGGAGATATCGAAAACGGACACATAAATGGAAAACCTTATATCTCCCACGAAGAAGTCACAAGAGCTGTAAGGAGGGTAACGGAAACACACATTATTTGTGAGTGCGGCAGAAGGTTTCTAATAAATGAAAACCTGACAATAACCATCCCGGCGTATCGGAAATAACTTCAATAACTTAAACAAGAAAGAATATGAAAGTAGGAAATTACTCATTTGAATTAAAAGCCTTCAAGTATCTCGAATCCCGCTCGGAAGAAACCTATTGTTTCAGTGCGGTATTGTATGTCAATGGAGCAAAATTGGCATATTGCGGTAACGACGGGCACGGTGGCTCCACCGATGTTCGTTTCCTTCTCGAATGTACTGAAAAGGGCAGGATGATCGAAACTTTTTTGAGAACACAACCCAAAGTGAAACCCAAAGGCTTCGATTTGGAATTGGATTTCAATCTCGAATACATCGTTGATGAATTAGTCCAGGAAATTATGGAAGAAAGGGAACTCAAAAAAATCAAGAACGAAACTTCCAAATGCCTGGTATTCAAAGACACCCAAGGCGGTTACTACACGATAAGCTGGAAAAAATTCACTATTGATAAAATACTTGCCAAACCGGAAGGACGCAAAATACTCAAAAAGACAATCCAAACAGAAATGTCGAAAGGCAACAAGCTGATAAACGAAAACATTCCCTCGGAACTTTTACCTCAAAAATAGTGATATGAGAAAATTTACTACCGGACAACGAGTATATTGGCATGACCCTGACAACCAAACATCAGGAGAATACAAAGTGCTTGATACGTATGAAGAAAGAAATAAAGAATACACCGAAGAGGACATAACCGATTTCGACGACCGGATAATCCTGATCGGCAACGATGCCGGTTCTCAGGCTGAAGTATATGCAGAGGAATTGGAAATTTTACACTAATACATTTTTATGACAAGAAAAAAAGTAAACGCAGAAAAAGTGTGCCGCCCTTCAATGGACGACCGGATAAAGGCACTTCTTAAAGAAGGGCCGCTCGTAGCCCTGTATTTTAATGTTGCCGTGAGTGTGTTCAAAGACCATATAAGCGACATGACAGACGAAGAGCTGGGAAAAATGTTCGAGAATCTTCTGCATCCAGAACGAATCAGAGGGAATATTGAGGAAATGTATAACAAACTAAATAACATCAGGGATGAATCAGACTCTCAATCTCCATAGTTACGACAAATACATCGTCAGCTTTTCTGGTGGTAAGGATAGTACAGCTTGCTTCCTCTACCTGCTCGACAATGGCATTCCTTTGGAGAAAATAGAACTGTGGCATCAGGACGTGGACGGACGGGGCGATACGTTTTTCGATTGGGAAATTACTCCTGACTACTGCCGTCGCTTTGCGGCTGCTTTTGGCGCTAAAATCTACTACCAATGGAAAGAAGGCGGTTTCCGTCGGGAACTCATGCGTGAAAACACGTTGACAGCTCCCAACTGTTTTGAATGTCCCGACGGTACTATCGGCAAAGTGGGAGGGAAACGGGGAAAACGGACTACTCGCCGCAAATTCCCGCAGTGTTCTCCCGACTTGAAAGTCCGCTGGTGTTCCGGCTACCTCAAAATAGATGTCTGCTCCGCAGCTATCATCAACCAACCCCGGTTCCGGGGTATCCGTACCCTGATATTATCCGGGGAACGGGGTGAAGAATCCGCAGCACGGGCTAAATATCCTATTTTTGAACCCGACCGGGCAGATTTGCGGGATGGCAAACAGTTCACCCGGCATGTGGACCGCCTGCGTCCCATTCGGGATTGGAAGGAACAACAGGTATGGGACATCATCAAACGATACAGGGTAAGAGTACATCCTTGTTATTACTTGGGCTGGGCACGCTGTTCCTGCAAATTTTGCATTTTTGGCAATAAAAACCAGTTTGCCAGTGCAGCACTGATTAGTCCCGCTCAGATTGCCGAAGTGGTTGCTTGCGAAAAGGAATTTAACTGCACCATCAAGCGTAACACCGATCTGCCCACCTTAATCGCTTCCGGTACTCCCTACCAAACAATCACTGAGAAATTAAAACGGTTGGCTACCGGTTACAATTACGACCAACCGGTTATTCTCCCACCGGATAAACCGTGGATACTCCCCGCCGGAGCCTTTGGCGAGAACTGCGGGGCAATGTAATCAACAAAATATAGAACTTATTCACCGGTTTGATAGAATACATCCGTATTCTATACCCCGGACAACAATCAAATATGATTAATAACCTTTTAAAAAAAACAGTTATGACAAACATTCAGGAAGAAACTTTCGAAATTTTAGAAATCAACGACATCGAAACCTTGTTCTCTAACGGACGCATCAACAGAAAAGAGGTCCCGGCTGGTTTTTTCGTTTACGACATTCGTTATGATGACGAGGGCGAAAACTTGGCTACCATCGAACTTCAAGTAACAGTCAATCATGCAGGTACGATTATCACCCGGCAAGAAATTCCGATGACTTGCGAAAGTTGTACACCCATTGAAGATTATAACTTTACAGGAGAAGAAACGACCTTGCAAGAATGGCATAACCGGTAATCAAAAAAAAACGACTATGGAATTTAAACTGTTAATTGATGCTTACAGACAACACCTCGAAGCATTCCACAAGGAAATTGAAACAATCTGTAGCAGTGGGCAAAGGAAGAAAATCCCCGCCTCTCCAAACTATCAGACAGAAGTCATTATTCCCGTGTACCGTAGCCTGGCAGCAGAAATGCCAGGCTACAAAATTAAAATCCCCGATTCAAAAACCTATCTTCCGATAAAAGGCTATTATAGGATCAGAATCGGAATCACTACAGTAGGTGGATTTTCCACCCCGGAAGGGAATGACTTCTCGCTTTATTTTACCCCAATGCGACACGCCAAGCCCACCGGGAAAAGAAACAAAATCAATACCACCGAAGAATTGGTGCAACTAATTAAGAACCAATTAGAAACAGAGTAAATAAATTCATAAAAAAGCACTATATTTGCCTATCCTTTCGCATGAAAGAATTGAACCAACTCTTTCGTTTGCAAGCAAATAAGCGCTGATATAATGTATATATGGAAGAAATGAAGAAGAAGCTAATGACCAAAGAACTCTCTCTGCTCTCAACGATTTTGAAAGTGGACGAAGAACTTCTGATACAGATAAGATCTGTTTTAGACGTAAAAAAAGTACGCCGGATACTCATTGAGAGGGAATTTCAAGATGCTGTAAAAGAAGGAAAATTCCAGAAAAAACAGATAATCTCGGCATTGATGATAAAATATGATATATCCAAAAGCGGTATCGAGCATATCATCTATGCCACTGTCAGTAACAAAGAAAAATTTTGTACCCGTTGCGGAACAGGCATCAGTAAGTACAAGTGGACTCGCAGCAAAGGTGTTTGTGACAATTGCATAGCAAAAGAAATCAATCAGCCCAAAAATGAAAAAGCATAGCATCAAAAAAGCATTCGCTATAATGAAAGAACGCAGGGGAAAAGATACCATTATCCTATTCCACAATGGTGACAACTTCGAAGCCTACGAAAAAGATGCGCAAATTATAGCTCGTGAACTCGGATTGGAAGTGTCTGTCAGAGAAGACATGATGACGGCCATTTTCCCACAGGAAAAACAGGAAGAATACTCGAATCTCCTGCTCGACAAAGGGTACGCCGTCTGCATATCCGAAATGCGGGATATTTCCGGTAATTATATCACCGATATAGCCATAGAAGAAGATGAATAAGTTAGTCGAAGCTATCAACAAAGGATGTCTATTAGTCGGACTGCTCGGCGGAACCACGTCCATGATTATACTCATTGTGATTATCGGACTGGTCAAAGAATGTGTCGGCCCCAAGGAAGACCCTATGGACGTTAGTAATATGAAACAAAGGGAATGTTACGACCGCCAATACCTGACCGATTCTACCAGAGTCGGTTTTGAACTGGTTTGGTACACCACAAATACCGTAACCCCCAAACGCCTGAAAGAAATTCAGAGCCGGGAACCTATTAGAAAAGCGCAAAAACAACTGCTGCAAGAAGCACCGGGGCATTTCAATCACGATTTCTTCCACACTGACATTTACGATTTTGCCAGATATGCCCGTCAGTTCGATGTTGATCCTGACGTTCGGCTCGTAAACCTCTTTGTCTATGGAATGGCACTCGAACAACAGTATCTCCAGCCCAACCCAAATCTGCCGGACGGTTGCACAGAATACAACACCTCTACCCAACAAGGCATCCTCTACCTTGAAGAAAATGATATTTATCCCTATAATCCAAAGGCGGGTCCCACATATAGATATTGGAAGTGTTGGCGAACTTCCACAACGGACGAACGTTACACCCATTTTACCACCTCTGAATATATACAGAGATAACCCTTCCGTTCTCTGTATATATCACCCGTAACATGCAGAAAATAAGTGCAATAAATATTTGGCTACTTGCTCTAAATAGCCTAAATTTGCTCTTCGTTAGAATAAAAATTGAAAGAAAACAAGTTTGTGAATTGAAAGAAAAAAGATGCAACAGATGGTTTAAAAATGACAGTAGAAAAAACGCAGATTAAATTTGCGCAGTCGGAGTCTACAGGTGAGCTGATAGGTTTTGTATCCCGTCACTCCAAGACTCAAAAATTGATGGGTGTTCGTGAGGACTCCCGTTTTGGTAAAAAAATATGTGTCCTTTCCGAGGAACTCAAGGGCACAATACAACCAAACAAACTATACGCCGTTGAGTTGAAAGCCATGCACAATGGTTCGGGGTATGTGGTAGTATCGGCAACACCCATACTTTTCAATGCGCAGGTAGATACTCTGATTATACCCAAAAGTATCTACCAGGTTACGGTTACCTTTGGGTTAAAGACTATTTTCTTTGACCCAAAAGATGGAAAAAGTGCTTCCAGCCGTACCTTAGCCGGAGTGATTAACCTGATCAGGCAACGGGAAGACATCGAGAATCCTGATGCAGTAATCGAAAGCCTTACCCGGCAAGCAACCCAGCTTGTCCGAAGAATGGAAAACGACGGGTATATAGTTCCGGACTTTACCTTAAAATGAACCGCCCACAAATAGGCATTGCAACGGATGGGGCCCATTCAATAAAGAATGGGCTCACCCGTTACAGGGCCGTAGACATAGCCACGGGCAAAGAACTGTTCTGTGTACATCTGGGCAATCAAACCATCAACATAGGCGAATTTCTGGGCGTGGTCGAAGCTGTGAAGTACATCATCGCCAACAACTACCAGCCTCGGATCATCTATACCGATAGCATGACTGCTATCGCATGGTTTAATGCCCGGAAAACAGCATCCAGCAAAAGGTTTACCGCTCTGAAAAAGGCAGAGATATTTCTCAAAACCTTTGCTGGCGAGATAAAAGACATCGAGGTTAAACACTGGGACAATCGGCTATGGGGCGAAACCCCTGCCGACTTCAACGAAAAATAAATTGATTGATTTTAGATTGTTAATTTGAACCCCGCTTCTCCCTGCTGTGAAGCCCGGAGAAGCATTTTAATTCAAAAAAGAATATGGCAAAAATAAAATCGGAATCATATAAATACATAACAATCAAAAAAACCGAATACCTACAATTGGTAGAAAACACTATGATTGTTGAAGCACTGAAAATAGCCGGAGTAGAACAACTCCCCATTTATCAGGCAGTCCGCCGCATTTTAGACGATAAAAGAATAGAAATTCACATCAAACCGCTCTGTACCCGATATTCGTTTTAAATTTGTACTCTCAATATACTTTTCTCTTTCAGCAACTTATATGCTCCGGTTTGAGAAATAAATAATAGACGAATATGGTCATGTCAGTGTTAATCTGTATATTTGCGACTGAAAACAAGTTGATAATGCAGTATATCAATGGATATCTGCAACTATATAACATAACGTTCGCAGGACGTCTCACTACGGAAACTGGCACTTTTCACAAGAATAGAGGCTATTGCGCAATGTCTATGCTATACTTCGGTATGGCGTGGATTTGCGTGCTTCTATTCTTGGGTATGCCAGTACCCCGTAGTGGAGCAACGTGGGTTCACGCCTTTTTTCGTTCTGCACTAATCTTAATTTGGCAAATCCATTAAAATATAAAAATAGAAATATGAAAACAATTCACTTGTTTGCTGCCTTATCCATAGATGGATTTGACGTACCGGCAAACTCAGATTGCAGTTTTATTGAAAGTCATTTGAACCTTTTTTACCGGAATGCAAAAGCGATTTTAGCGGAAAAAGAAGACATTCCACTGTTGGCTAATTATTGCAATGAATCATCCACGACCAAAATATATGTGATTGAAAAAGACACTCCCTCTCTTCGATGCCGGGTTTACTCCAAAGGTTTACCGGGGAAAGTATCGTATCCACTGAGCAAATTGCAGAAAGGAACTACCGGATATATAGCCGTTGCCCGCAATAACACTAAATTAATAACCGACTTATTGAAAAAGAATCTGGTAGATAAAATGGATATTTACATTCATCCAGTATTAGAAGGCAAGGGAAACCGTTTTTTCTGTACGCAGACCGCATGTTCCAGATGGAAAGTAAGACGTTGGGGAATGGATACGGAATCTGGTATAATCATGTTGCATTATACAAAAGAATAAATGGCTATATTTTCGGAGAGGCATAAAAAAGAGTACCCAACTTTTGTGCTGAGTACTCTCACGAAATAGATTATTCCTTAGATTTTGTCCTTCGTATAAATACAGTTAACATCATCATGGCAAAGACCTCCCTTATACCAAATTACACCGCCTGTCGTCCAGTGCATATCTGTTTTAGCTCCACTGGAAACAATTTTGCAACCTTCTACATCAACGCCAAAACCAGAAATTAAATCGTTTTCGTATGCGTCCTGTGTAGAGTAGTCTGATGAGTAGGCAGGTTTGATAACCAAAATGTTATCATCCAAACATCCTGAAACGCCGTCTTGAGCAATATCGCCCCGTCTCTGCCATGGAGACGAGATTTTGTCTTTGGTGTTTTTAAATATCATTTCAGTCAAACCACCATTTGTAGCATAAGAGAAGGCATAATAGAAATAGAAAGAGCCTTTTGTCACACCTTTCACATGGCGCATAATTTCTTCATCAACTCTTTTGAACTCACGTAAGACTCCGTTATAATCCTTTTCATAAATTGTAGACGGAGCCCCATCACTAAAATGTCTTCCAAACGCATCTACAATGATTTTTTTACTCTTTCTTAGCGTAGTGGCATGTTCCTTCAAATATTCATCGTATGCTTCTTGCATTTTTTGAACTCTTTGGGCATCCTTTACGATTTCCCAAATTGGAATTAGTCCGGATTCATTTGTCGAGCCAGGCATGATATATCCAATTAAAGCAATAGAGGTAGGTTTCGCAAAGTCCATACCCGATTCCCACTGCGCAAAGGAATCTATACTTCCACCGCCAATCCACTGAGTAAATTCCTTTTCATTTTCACTATTACTAATAGTAACATAGGACTCTTCATAAGATTGTCCCAGTTTGATACCTAAATCCTGTAAGCCGTCTTTAATTTTAAATTTGCTATCCAGATTATAATCAACTTGTTTTTTGATTTTTGTTTCCATCCCTACGGCTTCACGCATATAGTAAGTTTGGTGTCTGCACCCGAAAATGGCTTTGGTAATAATGTGAGTACCATAGGTATCAAAGAGTTTCTTCAGCTTATTTTTGTCATTTGTAGGATATGCCACAACTCCGTTTTCTGCTATACCGGCAATGTCATGCAAGGCTTTATCCTGTACATAAGAAGCAAGGTCGGATACTGGTCTGAGGGTAACACCTAATGCTTTTCCGAAAAATAACCGAACATGATACTCATAATCGTCGGTATCTTTCATTGCATTGTTTGTGGCTGTTTTGAGCGTGTTTTTAAATTCCAAAACAGAAATATCCAAACCAAATGATTTGTTGATTTCAGATGTAACCTCTGTATAGCTTTTCCCTTCGACTTCGAATAGACGACGATCAGAGTACGTGTCTTTTTCAATTAAGTTTTCAGATTGCAATTTTTCATAATCCAAAATTGCAGTCTGTTTGTTCCCGATAGCATTTGTGACGTTTGTTCCAAACCCAAACCCGTCTTTAACAACATCGTTAATTTTTTCAGGTTCGATGTTTTCCGTAAAATCAGATTTGAACGGAACACTAAAATCTTTTACTTCATCCATGACTTTAATTTTTAAAAGTTGAACAATGTGTTATTTCTTTTTGCAAGCTCACGGTGGCAAATATACGGTCTGAGCAACCCCGTCCCAACTTATCTTACCCAAGTCACTCTTTCTCTTTCCCAGTGACTTCATTAGCTACCGAGTGCATTTCCCAAAGCTAAAAACCGAGGCAAAAACCATTGGGAAATAGATTCTGTCGTTAGGTAAAAAAAGAAAGTCCATCTTAATTTTCTGCCTTACTTTTAGCGCAAGACAAACCCATAAATAGGAGGAGGTAATTATGATGACAGACAATTCTTTATCGCAGCAAACGGCTAATTCGCTTCAATCCCTGCCGTTCGGAAGTATAATCGGTGCCCCGCTCAAAGCATGTATTGAGGCACAGGCAATGGCCGCGCAAACCTCATGGAAATTCATCGAGGAAGTCGGTTTGCAGATAGATCCTGAAACCGGTGAAAAAGAAGTCGTAAACGTTTCCTTTATATTTAAGCATCAGGGACAGACCTCGCAAGTCAGTATTCCTTTGCTTACTATCGTACCGGTTCCTTATCTGGCCGTGAAGACGGTCGATATTAACTTCAAGGCAAACATCACCGCCTCGAAAGCAACCGAAGTAAGTGAAAAGACAACGACCGAAGATGAAGGGAACCTAACCGCAAAGGGTAAACTAAAATTGGGAGTTTTCAGCCTCGATACCCAGTTTGAGGCAAGTTACTCCAGCAAAAAGGACTCGAAATCGACACAGGAATCCCGTTACAGTGTCGAGTACACCATGGATGTTGCTATCAAAGCAGCCCAGGACGATATGCCTGCCGGACTTGCTAAGATGCTCGAAATACTTGATAAAGGCTTGGAGGTTATTCCCGTAAATCAATAGCACTATGGCACAACTACAATCTATCATCAGCTCCGTGCTTCGTGATGTGCTGGTGGCACAACACGAGGCAAACATCTATTCCATGTCCTTATGCGAATCTTATCGCAAAGACGGGCATACAGAATTATTTCCTCTGCCTGCCATTGCCATTGGTGAAATGGAATTAGAAATACGATACGGCATCAAAGCCGTAGCCGCACAATCGATACAGTTTGAAATCAATTATCCCTTGTTGCGGAAGACTGTGCGGAAACTCACCGCGCAATTGGCAAAAGTCATGCTGGAAAGTGTAATCAACTCCATTCTGTCGTCAACTCTGGCTGCCGATAAAGAAAGGATAAAACTGATTGAACAGCTATCTACCCAGACGGAAATCAACCGGAAGTTCTCTTCTTTCCTCGACCAGAAATTGCAGGACTCGGTAATCGGTCAGTTTACCAATCTGTTGAAGAAGAAGAAAATAACGATAACAACAACCGGCAACCATGAACCAGCGAAATCAAACGGTAAAAGAACCAGGACTGATGTGCCCCGTATGCGGCAAATTCATTCCCACCTCTGTTGCGGAACTGCTTTCTTTCCGTGGTTTGGATTGTCCCTCCTGCGGACTGCATCTGGAAATCGACCGGGAACAGTCGCAAAAAGCCCTCGAAGCCTTGCAACAGTTAGACCGGGCTCACAAGCGGGTAAACAGTACAAGCCAGTTCAACCGATAAACTAAAAAACGATGGTAACACTATTAATGCTATGGAGGTGGGCACTCCGGACTGTCTATGTCTTCTGGGAAAAATGCTCTTTATATCTTTACCAGAAACGGCTGACGATATGGCTGGCATGTAATGCAGGCAACCGCATACGCAGAGGTTGTGGCAAAAACAGATGGAAAGTGGAAATCGCTGATTTCACGGATGCTTACCTCTTCTTTATGAGATTGGCTACCATCCTGAACAGTGAAATCGAAGCCCACAACGGCATGGAACAGGTCTTTTACACCTGTAAACTACCGGGAACATCCGGAACATTGCTGTTGCAGGAATGTCCGGAGCAAAACGGCACTTTCGCCACCATTAAAATGCAGGCGAATGTGTCCCACGTGTGGAAAATCAAAATAAGTTTTATTCGGAAACAACACAAGGAGAATAAAACAACAGTAAACGATATACATGTATAAATCAGACAGATATGAAAACATTAAAACCAGGTGCAACAGGAAGTGAAGTCACAACCTTGCAAGAATTACTCCGGCAGTGGCAGTACCCATGCCTCGTTACTGGTGTCTTTGATAACGAAACGGAGAAGTATGTCCGTGATTTCCAGCATTTACAAGGTCTGTCAGCCGACGGTATTGTCGGAAAACACACTTGGGATGCTTTGCAGGACAGCATAAAACTCGAATTGCTTCCTTTCCGATTGTGTGAAACGGATTATGCGGAGGCAGCACGGACGCTGAATGTGGAAGTCGCCGCACTAAAGGCCGTAGAAGAGGTAGAAACCGGCGGTGGTGGCGGATTCATCCAAGTCGGTTATCCCACGATACTCTTCGAGGGACATATCTTTTGGAACCAATTGAAGGAACGGGGGCTGAATCCCGAAGATTACCGTGCTGGCAACGAAGATATACTATATCCGGAATGGACCAAGCGGTACTACAAGAAAGGCATGGAAGAATACAAACGGCTGGAACGGGCAGAACAGATAAACGGGGCCGCAGCACTCTGTTCCGCAAGCTGGGGAATGTGGCAGATAATGGGTTTCAACTACAGCGCCTGCGGATGCCGCGATGTCTTTGAATTTGTTACGCAGATGCAGCTTAAAGAGAGCACCCAACTGGATCTGTTTCTTGCATTCCTCCGCACAAACGGTTGGGACAAATACCTCCGGGATAAAAACTGGAGCGAATTTGCACGCCACTACAACGGACCTTCCTATCGGGAAAATGAATACGACAAGAAATTGGCGAATGCCTATGAAAAATATAGTATATGAGAGTTAGACCTATAACATATATCTGTGCTACCGTAATGTGCTTATGCACCATTACGGTACGTAGCCAGACCGAATTTCAGAAAGAGAAGCTCTTAACCTACTTTTTTGAAAACGGAAGACCTATTGGGCAGCCTTTTACATCAAAGCAACCTTATATCAGGATGGTTCGGGTAAACTCATATAAAGACGCTTATGACTTTTTCAACCAGCTATGTCTTCCGCCTGGGATATTGGATATTTATCGGGATAAGGAATATATTTTTTACCGTTACTCATTTCAGGGAGATGGAGGCTCTCTTCTTTTCACGAACAAGGTGGTTCCCAAGCGGAATGAAGTGGCTGTATTATGGATTAATATGCCGTTTCTTGTATCGCAAAAAGTAAAAAGATTGCATTTCGTAAAAACGATAAAAATAAAACAGAAAAATTGATTGTTTTACCGCTCCAGTTTCAAGGAGTTGGGGGTGAAAATGCCAGATATAAAAGAATTTAGTCCTAATTTTACAGACTAACATACCAAAGAACAGTTCTGGAATATGACATTACATACCAAACTACCGGAATAGAATTGTTTCCCCCACACTCACTTGTGAATTGAATAACTAAAATATCATCAAA